AATTCAGCACAGGCTACTTTCTCAGCAACTGCCCGAGGAAGAAAAGATGCAGGAGCTATGTTTGGTAGTACTTCAGGAGGTTGGGAATGTATATTTACTGATGGTGGTACATACCAGTTTAATGTAATATTAATACTCAATAGTATAATATGGTAAATACAGAAGAAATCGTAGAAAGAACCTTTTATATTTGCCTATTACAAACAGCACTTAAGAAAGGTTTAACTCTTAACCCTGAAGACTACTTACCATTATCACAAGAGAATGAAAAAAGGTTTCAAGCAGATAAGGATGCTATGCCTAAATTCATTCCCATATACGGTATAGGTAACAATCAGGTTAAGGGTGCAAAGACATGCCCTAGAATTACCATTGAACTACAAGGGTTCTATAATGGTGATATAGGTGTGAACAAATATATCATTGGTGATAAACTAGAGGGTGGAAATTACCAAGCATCCGAATTTCCTTATGAAACGAAGGATATAACTCTAGATATTCACCTGGTATCTAATACTCAAACCGATATGAGGTTACTTCATAGTATTATGTATGAAGCATTACCTTCTCGAGGATACGTAAGACCTTATTATAATAACTTAGAAGAATGGGAAGATGGTCGGGTAGCACCAACAGGAAACTTATTTATAGAGATAGGTAATTACTATGACCACCCAGATGAGAGTCATGGTCTACTTGAAAAAGTATATCAGTACACTTGTAAGGATGGGATTTTACCCGAGAAGCTTGCTGAAGAAGGTGAACTTGTACCAATTCAAGACATCTCAGTATTGATTGGACTAACCGAAAAGCAAGAATCAGATTTACTTAACCTTAACGTAAAATAGCTCAATACTAGAGGGTATTAAATAAATGAGTAATTAACTTAATTAGTATAAATATGCCTAATTCACCATCTGTAAATTTCGAGTTTAAGAACGAAAATGTTCTTCAAACTACTTCTATGTTAGGAGTTTCATGTGTATTGGCTAGAACTACTAAAGGTCCTTATGATGACCCGTCAGAACTCATCCAATCTTTCTCTCAATTCCAAAGAGTCTTTGGTTCTGAGATAGTACCAGATGGTTCTGTATCAAACATCGAAAAGGCTTTCAATGGTGGTTCTAAGCTTCGTATTATTCGTGTACTTGGTAAGGGTGCAACCAAAGGTGTAGTATCTGCTGCAACAAGAGCTAAAGCTGCATCTGCTCCTAAGGCTGCTGAAGACGGTTCTCCGGTAGTAGCTTCTGCAACTCCAGAGGACCCAACTGCTTCTACCCTTTTCAAGTTTACCTCTGGTTCAGTTGCTGTTGGCTTTGGTTTGGTAACTAAAGGATATGGAGACCCAGTTGGTAGTGCTGAAACTTTCTCTGTGAATATTTACAAACAGGCTAACACGGTTTACTATCAAGTAATTAGTGCTAATGGCCAGGTACTTGAACAAGGTCCAGTAGTAACCTACAAAACTGCAGATGATAACAATGATACTTCTGTAGATTACCTTGCTCTGAGTGCATTTGCAAAGAACTCAGAATATATCGTTCCGGTATTAACTGAAAAGACAGAGAACATCAAATCTTGGAACAACTTCATCAAATGGTTAACTGATGATGTAGATGGGACAAGAAACCCAATTGATATTAAACTCAATGGTGCTGCTATCACTGCCGATAGAGTAAAATTGAATGGTACAATTGGTAGTGCCGGTAGTACTCCTACGGCAGACGAATGGATTGCTTCTCTGGAATTCGTTAAGGATTATGTAGATGTATATCAAATCTTCTGTTCACACATTGACCAACATCTTGAAGCATCCGCTGATGTACTTAAAGTACACAAGGCTGCAGTAGATATGGTTAAAGAACTGCAAGAATATACCTACTACATTGAAGTACCAAAATATACTACTCACTATACTCAGGGTGACCAACCAAGAGACTTGAAATCAATCATCACTTGGATTCAGACTTGCCTTGGTACTGTAGGTAACAGTAAGTATGTTGCTTACTTTGGTGGTGGTATTAAATACTATAATGCCGACGGTAACTTGGTAGATTCAGATGTTCTTGGTACCATTGCAGGATTAGGAGATGCTTCTGCTTCTCAGTTTGGACCTTGGAAATCATTTGCTGGTATGAATCGGGGCATTATCTATGATGGTAATGGTCCAGTATGCCCAAATTATGGTTCTCCTTCAAGAACTAAGGAACTCAATGAGTTAGCACAGAATTATGCAAATATAATCTGTATCAAAGATGTTCCTAACCAAGGTAAACAAACTTTGCTGTGGCATTGTTTTTCTTCTCAGGTAAAACAGGATTCAGAAAGATTCCTTGCAATTGTAAGATTGAATCTGTATCTCAAAAAGAATCTTAGACCTATTCTAGAAAAGTATTTGGAAGAACCAAATATCTGGAACACTTGGAATAAGATTTATCTAGAAGTTAAACCAATGCTGGATAACTTGGTAGATGAAGATGCCATGTCTGAATACATCTGGATGGGTGACCAAGACGCTAACTCGTACAATGACTTATCGGTTAACAATGAAGCCGATGTTCGTCAAGGTAAATACAAAGCAATCCTGAAATTCAAGGATATCGTTCCGATGCAAGAAATCACTATGGGCATCTATATTGACCAGGCATCCAAGTCCGTATCTGTTCAGGACGTTAACGAATAAAATTAAGAAAACATGGGAGCAAAAGTAAAGAATCCAAGAAAGAAATTCCTTTGGAGTATCACATTCCCTAAGCACCCAATCAATACTTATCTGTTCCAAACTTGTACTTTGCCAGATGTAGAGATTGACCAGGTTGCTCATGGAGACGTTAACCGGGACGTTAAAACTGCCGGTAGAGTTACTGTAGGTAACTTAGTAGTAGGTAAACTTTTAACTACTGCAGGTTCAGATACATGGCTTCATGATTGGCTTTATTCATGCCAAGATATGATTGCTGGTGGAGGTTTGGTACCAAGCCAATACTGGGAAAATGTAATCGTAAATGAACTTGCTGAAGATGGAGTTTCCGTACTTAACACCCACTTCTTCGAAGAGGTATGGCCATGTAAGATTACAGGATTAGACCTGGATAGAATGGCTTCAGAGAACACTATCGAAAGTATCGAATTCTCAGTAGGTACTGTAGATAAGTATTAAAAACGCTTAGTCTATTTTCACTAAGATTTTTAGGTGGGAGGGGTGGGATTCCTAGAAAGGGCTCACCCCTTTCTTGTTGTTATAGCGAACACTATGAACTAAAGTATAACCAAAATAACTTATTTAACATGGAATTAAATTGTAGAACACATGAGTTCATAACCCCAGCAGGTTATAAATACTCAATCAGGGAACAGAATGGTGCAGATGAGGATATCTTATCTAATCCAATGGATGTAAGAAACCTTATGAACCTTACTAAGTTCATCCAGGCAATTGTAGTAGATACGGATTTTACTCCTACTCGTAGATTAACCGTAGAGGATGCAGACCGTATTCCTTTGAATGACCGTTACTGTATCTTATTCCAATCGAGAATCTTCTCATTAGGTGATGAGGTAGAATTCGAATATGATTGGGGCCAAGAAGGAGGTAAACAAGTTTATGGTCAATCATTAAGCGAAATGCTTTTTGAAAACTACGGAACTCTACCTTCAGAAAAGGAATTGGCAGAGAAACCTAATGCTATTCCCTACTATCCTGAACAAGGTAAACTTACAGATTATGAAGTAACTCTTTCTTCAGGCAAGGTAGTTAAATTCGATTTACTTACGGGTGCAGGAGAAAGGATGTTGGTTACTTTGCCGGTAGAAAAACAAACTCGTAATGCTGCCTTAGTTGCAAGGAACCTACATCTTCAGATTGATGGTAAATGGGAAAAGGTAGAAAGCTTCCATTTATTCTCAGTAAGAGACATTGCAGAGATTCGTAAAACAATCTTTGAATACGACCCAGTCTTTGATGGTAATACCGATGTAGAACATCCTAGTATACCTGGAAGAATTGATAAATATCCTATAATGCTTTCACCAACTTTTTTCTACCTGACGGAAGCGTAGACCACCCAGGTACATTCACTTATATATGTAGAGCTGAGATAGTCCTTGACTACCTCAGCTTTTTGCGTCTTCCGTATAGAGAAAGGAAAAGATTTAAGGATATAGCCGAAGAGTATTATGAAAACTTAAAAAAGAAAACTAGAAAATGATAGACAGAAGAAGCTTAGTCGAGGTCGGTGTTGCAATGGTATTAAGAGACCGATTCTCTAATGAGGCTGGCAGAATATCAAATTCATTTAGAACAATGATGAACGATATGAATACCTGGAATAGAGGTATTCAAATGTCAACTTCTAATGCTTTTGAGTTTGGAAAAGAATTGGTTGGAGGTATGGCAAGGGCCTACCAATATTCTGCAGGAGTATACGACCAAGTATTCTTAGCTTCTAAAATGTCTGGAGCTAATGCTGCTCAACAGGCAAGGCTAATGCAAGTAGCCAAAGAAGTCAATGAGGTAACTCCTCTTGCTGCTGCAGATATTGCATCAGGCGAAAGGTACTTGGCAATGGCTGGTAACAATGTAGAGCAAATCGAAAGAATGATTGGCCCTGCAGCTAAGCTAGCTTCTATCTTCAGTATGCCTCTTGGTCAGAAAGGTGGAGTTGCTGACTTGATGACTAACATCATGCAGACCTTTAATATACCTTCACAGAATGCTACTCAGGTAGTAGACCAATTGGCAACTGCAGTAACCTCTGCAAATATTTCTCTAACAGACCTTGCCCAATCTTTCCAATATTCAGGAGCAGAATTTAGAAATGCCAAAATCAGTATGGGTGATGCAGCTGCAGCCATTGGAGTACTTGGTAATCAAGGTATCCAAGCTTCATCAGCTGGTACTGCATTAGCAAACATGATGCGCTATTTAACACTTTCCGTAACCGGGCAGAAAAAGGGAGGTGGTGAGATGCTAAAATTTTTAGGCATTGACCCAAAAACTCTAGTAGATGCCTCGGGTAATCTTTTGAGATTAGATAAGATTATATCTATATTGGGAGATAAACTTAGAGGTAAACGAGGAATAGATATCTCCTCTGCTCTGTTTAATATCTTTGGAGTTCGTGGTACAAGAGCTGCCTCAGCTTTACTTCAGGATTACTGGACTGGAGCTAATAAGCTTACTGAACTTATGGATAAGGTTGCAGGTGCAAGTGGTACAGTAGAAAATTTAACTCAAGAAAGATTACAAACTCCTGCAGGTATTATCGAACAGTTTAAATCAAACTGGGAGAACTTTATTGTAACTGCAGGTTCTACACTTGCCGAAGTTTTTAGCCCAGTACTTAAATTAGGTTCTGGTATCCTAAAGATTATTAACAGTATGCAAGAAACTTGGGCAGGTAAATTCTTGGTAAAGGTAGTTGCAACTGGTGCAGTAGTAGGTACTTTATATCAAGGCTTCAAATTTATTCAGGGTACAATCAAAATGATTGGTACTTTCCAAGCTTTAGCTACTACCGAGACTAATGGTATGGCAGAAGGTATGGTAAGAACTAATGTTCAAGCTACTATCCTTGAAGGTCATATGAGAAATATCTCAGCAATGATGATGAGAATGACTGCTATGCAAATGGCTCCAGGTAAATTCTTTGCATTACCAATGGGAGGTACCATAGGTAAAACCCGAAAAGGTACTGTAGTAGCAAGAGATGCAAGAGGAAGATTTACTTCAATGAGTACTCTTGCAGGAGCAGGGGTTGGAGCAGCAGTAGGTTCTACTGTAACTAAAACTGCAGGCCAACAGATTGCTAAGAAAGGTGCTATGGGATTTGGTGCTAGATTACTTGGTGGTAGACTTTTAGGATTCTTAGGTGGGCCTTGGGGACTACTAGCTTCTATAGCTATTCCTGCATTAATCGAAGTAATCGGTGGTCTTACAAATTCTGTGGATAAGAATACTGCGGCTTTAACCTCTGAAGAAACTAAAGCTTCCATTCAGGATAGAAATCAACAAGCTTTTGTTGATGCCGTTAGGAGTGCAATCAGAGATGGATTTAAGGATTCAAGAATTAATATATCAGTAGATGGAAATGAAGCTGGAGACTTTGCTCCTGGTGGCCAACAGGATTTTACTGGTATATCTTTAGGATTAAACTAAACAATCATGGCAAGAATATTAAATCGGATAGCAGGTGGGGTTGTTGAAAAATACAATGACCTCACCAGAGATTCTGCAGGAGTTCTTACTGGTCCTCTGAATAAGCTTTGGAGAGCAAGAATTTATCTCAATAGAGCAACTTCTACATTGCCTAAAGATACTGCAGATAAAGGGAAGGTATATGACCCTAATAACCCATTTGGACCAAGAGCTAGTTCAAAGAATCCTAAGTTAAACCAAAGGATTCAGAATCAATATCGAATGGAATTAAAACATCAAGTAGAAGGTGGAGTTCCATTCGGATATGAAGAAATGGACCCAGCTAAAGGTCAGAGTGTTACAAAGAATAAAGAACTCTTCTTGGTAATGCCAGAAGTAAGAAACATGAATCAGGTAGTGATTTATAATCTTACAGCTAGCCCCTATCAATATATCACTCTTCAGAACAGACCACCTTCAATTGATTTCCGAGGAGAAACTACTTGGGCAACGATTAAATCAATGGGACGTAATACTCCCATGTACCATTATACTGGTAGTGAAGATATAATTCAATTCAATGTATCTTGGTTCTGTAATGACCCAGATAATCCAAAAGAGGTAATTACTAAATGCCGATTATTGGAAATGTGGACTAAGGCAAACTCTTATCAGGCAAGTCCCCCGATTCTAAAAATCGAATGGGGCAGTTCTGGTATATTTGATAATCATCAATACATTCTTACATCTGCAACTTATACTCTGAATAACTTTAGGAATGCCTCAAGGACCAGAGTAGCAGGTAAGTCAAGTACAATCGAGGATTTAAAGTTATTGCCTGCAGCTGCAACTCAGGAATTAATCTTCAAAAGGGTAAGTGCTTATAACTTATCTTATCAAGATATTGTAACTGAAGAAGATTTAAAGAATACAAAAGGAATACAGATATGATAGACTTAAATCAATACCTAACAGGAGCAAGTCCCTATGATGGAGCCATTGCTCTTAAGTATGATGAGGGAGATTATTCATTAGAGGTAACTCCTCCAAACGTTCCTTACACTGATAACGATAAACAACATACTGTATTGGATGGAGAAACTATACAGAATATTGCCTATCGTTACTATGGTGACTCTGGTAAGTGGTACCTGATTGCTGAAGCTAATAATATCTTGAACCCTTTTCAAGAATTAGAACCTTATCAAATTTTAAGAATACCTATGTATGGCGGCAACTAGAAAACCTAACCAACCAATACTTTATAATGGAACAGCAACACCTTACATGGCTCTGTTCAATTCTGGAGGTATGCCTATAATGAATCCCATTACTGGCATACCTCTTGGCGCTTATATAAGTAATTGGAGCTACAAGTATGATGAGGAGAAAGAGAACTTAGCTACCATTACATTTGATACTGGAGACCCCGATACTGTAGATATCGAAGATCTCCAGGAAAGCTCAATTATTTACCTTCAGTGGGGATACATATATCCAGATGGTCAATTTATCTCTAGCCCAGTACGAAGTATCAAGGTTAGAGATTTGGATTGTGTATTCGATTCTACTGGTACTCATGTGACGATTAAGTGTATAGATACAGTTGGAGATTTAAGATTCCAACCACCTTATACTCATTCGGATTTATCAGAACACAGTTTATCCAACTTCTTGGATAATGGTTGTAATGATGATATAGGCGTAATCATAGAAATATTTCAGTAATGGCTAAACAAATAATAAGTAATAAAGTTTACGAGTCACTACAGGTCCCGACAGAACAAAGTCGAACTACTACTGGAAAGATACTTTACGCTAACCGGTTTAGTGGAGTAGCTCAAGTAGCTATGCCCAGTGATTTAAAGTCCTTGATAGATAGTGACTTGGGATTAATAGGAAATAACATCTTAGTTCAATTAGAACAAAAGATGAAAGGGTATGCAAATGGTCCTTGGTATATTGATTCCCGGGATGGTGTAATATACATACACAACCGTAAGTTTCAAGAAGAACCAGAATACAATTATATTTACCAATCAGAAAATGGAGAAGTACTTAGAGTATCATTCGCTACTCAGAAAGTAACCAAAAGGGTAAAGGCTCAATTAACTCAAGCCTTAGACCCAGAAGATAAAGGTTTAATTGTAGGTTCAACAGATATCACAGAACCTGAAAAAGAGAAAGAGGAAGTAACTTTACTCAAACCATTTGTAGCTCAAGTAGATAATACAATGGTAGTAAATTATGGTAGTGTACCTTACGAAGATTATCGTAGTCATCCTACTACTAATATTGCTGCCGAGATGGAAGCTGAACAAAGGTATGGAGCTAAAGCTCAAAAGTATAATTCTGCAATGAAAGAGTATGGTTCTCAGAAACCCTATGTTGCTTACAATGCAGGTAAACAAGAGGCTTTAGATAATCTGAGTACTGAGCAATATCGAGAAGCAATTAATACTGCTGTAAACAATTTACCGAACGATAAGAAAAGGGTTATTCAGCAAATCTTGAAGAACTCTAAGAACGGTAAAGAGTTAGAAAGTAATCTTAGGCAATTACTAGAAAACGAAAGATACCTATTTACTGGAGAATATAAAATGGAATACCTTGCAGAAGAATGGGTAGACCCAAGAGAATATGACCCAGAAGGTGGAACTATAACTCACATGGTGAATATCAGAACTTTTTCAAGTAATCCTTATGAAAAACAAATGATAGATAACCAATCTCAGAGAGGTATATCTGCAATGGAAAAGAATCCATATATTACTGTATACCCTGATACCTATAAAGTAGAGTATTCTGGAGATGGAGTTACTACACCCACTATGACTCGAAAGGTTAAAGCTAAAGTTAAGATACGAAGAATGAAGAAGGTACCATTCTTAGTACCAATCTATAAGTTATATCATAATCTCTTTAGTAGATACGGCGGAGCAGATAAGGTTACTTGGGCAATGAATGCTAATGCCAATGGAGGTCTTAAGATATCCGAAAGAAAGTTGGTATGCCAAATGACTGTAGTAGGTAGACCTTCATTACAATCTTCTCAGATAATATCTTTAGAGAATGTAGGAAAAAGGTGGTCAGGCTTTTGGTATATCAAGTCAGTACAACATTCAATGGATGCAGGTCAAGGTTATCTCTGTACATTAGACTTGGTTAAGAATAATGCAAGGGATGGACAGACTACATCTAAGACCCAACTTAGTACTCAGGACATTGTAAGTAATGATGCTAAGGATTCTGCTAAAACTGACTTTGGTAAGAACAAGAAGAATACTGCTAATGCTTCCGATATTGTACATGACTTTACCTACAATGAAGTAGTATACTTCGTAGAAAGATACATGGATGATAAGGGTAGAATTATCGATAAGAAAGGTGCAGGAGAGTTCTTACAGAATAAGTTCTATTATGATGAGATAAATGCTAAAGACCCTCAGGCTCTTGCTGCAGGTACAGTTCGTACAGAAGGTACAGTAGTAACTTCAAATGGTACAGCAATCTATGGTAAGACCAATGTGGTAAAGGCAGACCAATCGAAGGTTACTCCTTCTATGAAAGAAAGGTATAACTTTGATGAGTTTAATTGGGCAATGAAAGCTTATGAACGATATAAATCCAACAAGAAATAATGTACTCAACAGCTAAACTATTAACAGAAGAGGGTATCGAAGGTTTAGGTAGATACTACTCTGTCTACCGTGGCATAGTGGTAGATAATAATGATACGGAGAAACATATGAACCGTATCAAGGTATGCTGTCCAGAAGTCATGGGTGGAATTATTACATGGGCCTATGCAAAAGGCCAACATGGTTCTATCAACAATGGGTTCAAGTACTTAGCTCCTAAGGTTGGAGATATAGTATTTGTTACTTTTGAATTTGGAGACCCAACTAAACCCCTATGGGAATATCATGGTTGGGGACTACAACAAATACCAGACCCTTTGGATGGTCCTAATAAAATGGGTATTATAACTCCAGAAGGAAATGTAATGGTACTTGATGATGATAATGGAAAGCTAACTGTTTATATAAATGGAGATGTAGGCATTGCTGCTAAGGGAAACATTTCTATTCAAGCACAAGGAGATGTAAGTGTAGGTTCTGGTGATACAGTAATCTTAAATAAGGGAGAGAATCAAGGAGTAGTTAATATCAAAGAACTAACCGAGAAACTCAATAATACCATTAAAGAACTGGAAACTCTAAGAACTTTATTCAATTCTCACGTACACTCGGGTGTAACTACTGGACCTGGTTCTTCAGGTCCTACCGTAACTCAAGCAAGTCAACCGTTCTCTACTTTCAAACAAGAAGATTATGAGGACATTAAATGTATACACTAATGGATAACTATCTTACTAACATTGTTGGAAAGGGTATGATATTCCCTATTCAACTTACAAGAAACGAAAAGGGTGAAACAGGTTGGTATCCTGTTAATGGTGATATGGCTTTGGTAAGAAATAATATAAGCTCTATAATGTATTATTTAATAGGACAACGATTTCGACAGGAAAACTTTGGGAATCGCCTATGGGAATGTATAGAAGAGCCAAATACACAAGCCCTAAGTTTTATTATTAAAGAGTTTATTAAAAGCTCAATTGGTGCATGGGAACAAAGGATTACCTTTAAGGGTATCACCGTTTCTAGACAAGGTGCTAAAATAAACATAGAAGTTCATTATGTAGTTAATGAAACTTCTACTAGTCAGTACCTGTACCTGACCTATGATAAAAATGAAAATTCATTAAACTCTTATTAATATGGGAATCACTAATAAATGGCTCAACCCTTATCAGAGGTCTTACCAACAGATTAAGGCCAAGCTGATAGAATCACTTACGAATATCAAAGACAAAGATGGCAATGTACTCGTAACTGATTACTCGGAAGGAAATATATTAATCATTATCCTTTCATTGTTTGCGGCAATTGCCGAAGTTCTTCACTACTACATTGATAATATGGCAAGGGAATCCTTCTTACCTACTGCTCGTAAATACAGTTCAGTAGTTAGGCATGGAGCTTTGGTAGATTATCATGCAAGAGGTGCTATTGCAGCATCAGTAGATTTGGTAGTATCCAGGGATGTATCTGGAGATTCTATTGGTGCTAAATTAACTATACCTTCTGGAACTTTATTTACAGATTCTAATGGTAACAAATGGTTATCTTCTAGGGATGTAACTTGGTATGCTAATGTAACTACTTGTAAAGTTCCAGTTGTACAACACGAATTATATACGGAAAGCCAGATAAATGGTATGGTTATACCTTCAGATGAAAGGGTAACTATTACTCTTGGTACACTACCTAATGGTAAGTATTACGAACATGGAACTATGAGTATGAAGATTGGTGGAGAATCTTGGGTATTGGTAAACACCTTTGCTTACTCAAAACCAACCGATAAACATTTCATGGTTACCATGGATGAAGCTTTAAACCCTTATATCTTATTTGGTGATGGTAAATATGGACAGAAGCCAGCAGCTAATGCCAAAATATCTGAAGTTAAGTTCTACCTTACTACTGGTATCAATGGTAATGTAAAATCTGGTATGATTACTTCTGTACCTTCAGTTATATCTTCATCAGTAACAGATGCTACTGTATCTAATACTTATGCTGCAGGTGGAGGTTCATCCTATGAGAATTTTAGTATGCTCAAGGAACACATACCTTTGAGTGTAAAGACTATGGGAGTAGCTATTACCAAACAGGACTTCATAGACTTAGCTAAACTGGTTGATGGGGTTAGTAAGGCAAAGGCAGAATACGAATGTGGTAGAAAACTAATCGTTTATATATCTCCTGATAATGGTGCTACTGCTGACTCTAACCTTATTCAAAAAGTATATGATGTATTACATCAGAACTCACCACTTACTACTTGGTTAACCGTTAAGTCTGCAGGTAAAGTAAATATTATCTTGGATGTAGAAGTTACTGGGAAGAAGTCTTATAAAACTTCAGAAATACAATCACAGATTCTTAGTGCATTATTTAATGCTTATTCTCCGGAGAACTCAGACATTGGTGGCAGCGTAAGAATCTCCGATATCTATGCACTCATAGATAATCTTGAATCAGTAGATTATTTACACTTGAAGAAGTTCTATACTAAACCATGGCCTACTACCGTATATGGTAACAAGGAATTAATCCTTGGTCAATTCCAATTAGACGAGGCTAATGGTAGTATGTCTTACTTTATCTCTTTCTCTTCAGGTACTCAGTTTACAGTACGTTCAGTTAAGGGAGGCTTTTCTTATGATGGCCAAGTGGGTAAGACTACACAGATTAGAGATACTATAAATGGATTTGTATTTGCCTTGGATATCCAGAACAATGGTTATCAATCCGGATTTAGATATACCATAACCATTGCAGAACCTAACAAGGATTATACAGACCCAGGTTATAATATTCCGGTATTCGAAGACTCAAGTCAGTTAACACTTAAAGTAAATGAAATCGTATGACAAATCTTAAAAACCTAATTGATTTCTTACCTTTCGAATTTAAAGAGCAAGATACTTATAAAGTCGACGGTAAGGGCATATTAGAAAGATTTCTAGAAATTTGTGGTAACTATTTCCAAGAAGATATAACTAAAGATATTGATAATATTCTAGATATAATCGATATCGATAAAACTCAGCAGAGGTATTTAAATTACCTCTGGGAGTTCTTGGGAGCATTACCATTTGCTAGAACCGGAGAACACAAGGGAGTTCCCAACTTAAGTGATGAACAGATTCGAACTATCTTAAAGTATTCAATCTCATTACTTAAGATTCGTGGCTCAAGAAAGTTCTTCGAAATTCTTTTTAATATGTATGGGCTAACCTGTACAATTACAGACCCAACCGATGGAGAGATGGATAAATGGGAAAAGGTAGACCCCTTATATGATACCGATTATTCTCAGTACGACAAATACAACTATGATAAGATTTATGGTTGTGCTCAATGTATAGAGGTGGGTATTTCTATAAGCGGTCATGGGTTTACTTCCCCCACTCCAGAGTTCAAAGCTTTCAAACAATCAATTGATAAGTTATTCGATAGATTCTTACCATACAATGTATCTGGGAAGATTGCTTATGGATTTGATTTGGCTTACAATTATAAAATTGTAGCTGAACCTCTTATCAGTCCTGCAAAGATTGTAACAGGACATATAACAGAAGTACCCATTAGAGTAACCGTTACTTCTGATTACGATGATGCCGATTTAAGATATCAGGTAACTGGATATGACCCCTCTGAGAATAAGTGGAGCTCAAAGAAATATGAAAGCGGTTCTATTTTCTATGCAAGAAAGGGTGACCAAAGATATTACTTTCGAAGTGTAGGAGATACTTCAGTAACTATCTATGTAGATATAGGTTTAGAATATTACACTAAATCTTATCACATATATGCCGACTTGGTAGAAGGAGGAACAGACCCAGATAATTTAGTAATTACAGGTACTAATCTAGTAATCAAAGTAAGGGTAACTGCAAATATGAATTATCAGGGAAATATTAAACCTGTATCCGTACAGTTACTTAATACCTATGAAACTAAAGATTCTGGTTCTGTTTGGGAAATAACTTCTGCAGGTACTTACGAATGGGTTATTGCAGACTTTCCTGCAAAGAAGGTTACTCTAAAGGTAACGGCAATTGCTACTAACTATACGGTATTCTGTGAACCTCGGAATATAAATCTTACCAACGGTGAAAAGTCTTTGATAACTATTCGTTCTTCAGATCCTAACGAAGATACAAGTCAACTTATTGCCGTATGTATTTCAGACCCAGGTATTTTAGTTCGTAATGGTCAAAGATGGGCACCAACTACTACTGGTACATTCCAATTTAGATGTACTAAAGATGACTCAGGTAATGCTAGTAATTATGGTACAGTAGTAGCTTACAGATTAGGTTATACGATTAACTACGATATAGGCGTATCAAACAAACGATTAAACCTAAATGCTCAAGGTTCTGCATCAGTTAATCTTTGGGTTACATCGGGTATTTATTATTCTACTTTCGAAAGTGCAAACTTAGGTAGTTATTTTGATACCGAGGTGACCATTTACAAAAAGAATACCCAAGGTACTTGGGTAAAACTTGGTACTTTAGAATTAACTAATCGCTATGTAGTTGGTCCTGATTTCTACTATGGTAGAAGTACAGAATACCAATTTAATGAGGCTGGAAGTTATAAATTTGAATCGGTGGGTGATGCTAGTAAGTCTGTAGAAGTAGAAGTACTTGCTTATATACCTACTCCTCAATCCTACTTGTGGTTAGAACCTTTGAATGAAGAGGATGAGAATTGGTATGAATTAGAACCTTACTCTGAAGCAGATGCAGGAAAGTATATCAAGGCAGGCTATCAATTAACCAAATCCAAGAATTGCCAATTCTACCTACGTTGGGGAGATGGTGATAATATGATAACTGGGATTGACTTAGAGGGTTCATCTGAGAAATACAATTCGAACATTCTTATCACTTTCGATAAAGCAGGTAATTATGAGTTTTATTATCAAGGTTCAGTAGTAAGCCTTACGATTAAGGATGTTATACCTAAGTATATTTTAACTTGTAATCCAGTAAGTGCAGAACTAAGCAAAGATGTACAAGAAGTATCTACTATCGTAACCTGTACTTCAGATACTGGAGAAGTTTCAGATATTGTATATGAGACAGCTCCGGATGTGGTTCATCCAAGCCCTTATCAATTCTTTACTAATTTACCAGGTAAACATACTTTCTATGTGAAAGCTAATCCTGCAGTTAAAGCAGTATTCATAGTAAACCTGTTGGATGTAGTTGATAAGACAGAACTTACTTGGGAATCCAATGATATTTCGGAACAAGGTATTAATATATTAGTTCCGGAAGGAACAGAATGGTCACTTAAAATAGAATAAACAAAATGGAAAGCAGCTCTTTTAACACATTATTTAAAACTGGTATCATTGGATTCACTTCTGAATGTTATACCATTATCTTTGATTTGAGGTGGATGATTTTATTAGCCTTTGTACTAATACTTACAGATTTTTGGTTTGGGATATCTGCAAGTAGGGCAAAGAAGATTGAAATAAGAAAATCTAGAGCCGGGAGAAGAACTCTTAATAAAATCATTGATTACCTGTGTTACATCTTACTGGGTGCCGTAATAGGTAAAGCCATCGGAGAACCTTACGGATTAAATCCAATAACAGTATCTATAACGGTAATGGTATTATGTTACTGTTTTGAAATAGATAGTATTTATAATCATATCTGTACTTTACATGGTGTAGAAAAGAAGTACAGTATCTGGTCTATCTTTTGGAAATTGATAACCTTCAAGTTCAAGGCTGTAGGAGAGGCTTTCCAAGATATGAAAAACCAATCGAAAGAATATAAGAGTAATAACAATAACGAAGATACATTATGAAAACCTATTTTGATTATGAAGGTATAATAAAGTCTAAGGATGCAGCTGAAGCTATAGCTGCACCAGTAGGCATTGGCCCATTTTGTGGATTTGGTTCTGCAACGATTGTAAATAATGCAATCACTCTCTTGCCTAATGGAGAACCTACTTCTCCTGCATATCAAGCAATAAAGGATAGAATCCTTTCAAGGTATATGACTAAAGCTGCAGATTCTGGTGAAGGACCAGATACAAATTTTGGTTGTATAGCAAGGGATGGTACAATCTATATTTCTGATAGTGCTAATATTAGTATACCTAATATTGAAGGCTCAAAGGGTTCTAATGAGGATGTGATTGTATTTGCTTACCATACACCTTTGGAAGAGCCTGTACAGAACCCAGTACAGTTCAGAGCTTTCTGGAATGAATCTAATTCGTTCTATTCTCTGTACAAGAAATCAGTAGACCCATTATACCCAACACCCAAGGATTCTAGAAACCTGTCAAAAACAAATGTATTAGAAGATAATGAATTATCATATGAGTCTCTAGTGAATAGAGCTATGGCTTCAGTATCTCAAGGTTTGGTAGACAAATCCTCAATGGTATTAATTGGTATATATGGGCAAGGTACTAATTCAATGGATAACTCAGTAGAGAAATATTCTATTGTTCCTTATGCAGGAAAGTTTCCCCAACCAGTAGAATATAATACTGCTATCCATGGAATGCAACAAGCCAATATAGAAACTCTCTTACGACTATTGCAAGGATTCCCAAACTTTGATATCAAGGCTTACATTGATGAAAAGCTTGGTGGTATGGCAGGAGCTAATATACCAAGAGGACTAATTGCCATGTGGAATGGAGTTTCTATACCAGAAGGTTGGGCTTTATGTAATGGTCAGATTGTAGAAGACTTACAGACACCAGACTTATCGGGTAAGTTTATTGTTGGCTGGTCATCGGGTAATGAGGATTACAATTTGATTGGTAATACGGGTGGCCAAGAAAAAGTAACTCTTTCAACTCAAGAGATTCCATCTCACGTTCACAATTTCGCAGATGCTTACTTTATCGAGGCTCATTCAGATTTGGTGGGAGCTAATGGTACTCAATGGATTGGTAATAACCTTTCTGGTAGTAATAAAACTGATAGAGATAATTCTTATGTATGCCTATGGGACCATGATACCAGGGCTGCAGGTGGAGGTCAACCTCACGAAAATAGGCCACCTTACTACGTACTGGCATACATTATAAAAATATAATATTATGTCTTAACTACTTATATTGTTGACAAAGAACTTTTAATTTATGGATTATAGGAGAGGGACGTTGGGAAACGCCCCTTTTCTTTTGTGTTTAGTAGTGAAGTTCTTCTTTAGCTTTCTCTTCCCAATATAAGATATCTTGTTTGAGTTCTCCTATGTATTTAACCGACTTCTTAGTTCTAGGCATATCAAAGAACTCAACCAGCATTATATTGGTGATTCTTTCTCCATCTTTAATTCGTTCTTTAATATAAGGAGGTGGAGTAAGTAATACTTCAAATACCATATAAGCATCTGGAGATAATTTCTCTTTCATATACTTATATAATAATTCAAGCATTTCTTCCTTAGCCTTAACCTCTTCATCGTCATCTTCTAACTCTTTATCATTATCAAATAAGTCTTCAAGTTTAAATAGGTTCTGATTGTATTCTGCAATCTCTCCATAGGCAAATCGAAGAAGCTTATTCTTAAATGTAGCAAGAGAAGAAAGGATTCTTGCTTTAAGATGTTCTTCACTACAAGTACCGTAGTACTTATTAAAAACAAATAACATTTTATCCCAGAAATAAGAAGATATTATATCTGGCGTAAGGTTAAACCTTTTGTAATCAATCTGTTTGGTAAGGTTCCGAATAACTGGCTTACAAACTTTGTATAACCGATTAAACATTGCTTCATCATAATCCTGCATGGGTTTTAATCTATGAAGCTCTGAACCATTGTTTCCATTACATTTCCTCATATTCTTTAAGTATTTCGTTATGCAAATATAATAAATATATTTTATATAATATAAGAATATCAAAAAATTTCACCGAACGGCTGAGGATAAGAAGACTAGATATTGTGGACATGAGTTCAGAACTACATGAGGACTATCAAAATCTATTAGTATATAATATTGCAATATAATAATGTATGAAAAAGAATAAAATTAAATTTAGTTTTGCACCTGACTTTCAGTTAGAGATTCTCAGGTTCATTATTCAAGATAAGGAAGGAGGTTTAGTACTAAGCAGAATAAAACCAAGCTACTTAGTACTTATCGAACATTCCTTAATTTGTGAGGGTATACTTAAATACTTCAAGAAGCAAAGAAAGATACCCTCACAGAATGTCCTTAAACAAGTACTCAGAGAAATGCTAGAATCTAAAAACTATGTTGACCTGGTTACTAAGGATGATATCCCAAACATCGAGAAGGTTATCAAAAATCTTTATTCAATTCAATTATCTGATTCAGAATATATTAAAGAGAAAATCTATCAGTTCTCTACTTATGTTGAAATGAAGAACTTAAATGATTCATTCGACTTAGATAACTTTGAACAGTACGAAGAATATTCTAGAAAGGTAGAGAAGGTTTTACAAAGAAGTAGACCTAAACAGGAGGATGAACCTTTATTCATGATTCGAGATGTTACTGAACGTCAATTTAAAAGGCAGGCAGAACCCTCAGTAGTACCATGCCCATTTAGGCAACTAAACGATTTAACCAATGCGGGAGGATTCCCAGGTGCATCAATCAATGTAATCTTGGATAAACCTAAAGCAAAGAAAACATTCTTCATGGTTAACCTTGCAAGAGGTTACCTTAGAATGAAGAAGTCAGTTTATTATGTGGATACAGAAAATGGTCAAGAACAAATCATGGACCGTTTCATTCAATCCAGTATCAATAAAACTAAGAAGGAATTATATACTGGAGATTATGATAAACTCGAGGCTAAGCATTTAAGAAAACTTGCAAGGTTTGGAGTTGAATTAATCGTTGAAAGAGTACCTGCATTAATTACTGACTGCAATTATATAAGGGAGAAGATACTTACTCTTAGGAGCCAAGGGATTGATATTAAGGTATTGATGGTTGACTATGCAGGGAAGCTTGCTTCTATTGCAAAGGATAAAGAGGATTTTGATAGAATCTCAAATGTATATATTGACTTACAGAATCTTGCTGAGGATTTGCATTTAGATGTTGTATGGACTGCTCATCATATTACTCGTGAAGGTAAGAAACACCAAGCAACTAAATATGATGAGAACGATATATCTGGTTCTATTGCCATTGTACGTAATGCTCAATTCATTATGGGTCTTAACAGTACAGAGCAAGAAGAGAAAGATAATATCCTTCGTTCAGAGATTGTAGTACAAAGGGATGGTCTTCCTTCTGGTAGAGCCTTATTTAGGTGTGATGTAGAAAGGCAAAGATGTACAGAGTTTACTAAAGAACAAAGAAAGAATTATGATGAAGTATATGGTAAGAAACTTGAAGAATCTTTTAAGAAAGGTAATCCTGATGCTGATTCCAAGAAAAGAGCTAATAATAGTGGAGATATCTAGATATGAGTAAATTTAAAGATAATGTACCTGGGTTTCCAGGTTACCATGTAACTAAAGATGGTAATGTATATTCTATGAAATGTAAGAGTGGTAAAAGACCAGAAGCTTTTAAACTTAAACCCCGATTAAGTGGTAATGGGTACTATAGGATTGGATTATATAAAGAGGGTATTAAGTATGAAAGAAGGCTTAATAGGTTAGTAGCCATGGTTTATATACCTAATCCAGATAACTTGCCTTTAGTATGTCACAAAGATAATGATAGGACTAATAATCGGGTAGAGAATTTATATTGGGGTACTTATAAAGAAAATACCCAACAGTGTATTCAAGATGGTAGATTTAAACCGGGAGGTCGAGATATACTTGACGAATTTAGTATCAACTGTTTACTTTATGAGTATAATCTTGGTAAACCCTGGTCGATTCTTAAAAAGAAATTTGGGATTTCTGATTCAGCTATTACTCGTATTATAAATTTAAAGAGTAAACCTAAGTTTGGAAATTATAAGTTTAAAGCTATATACCAAGACATTATGAATGATTATCAAGAAGGTATGTTAGTTAGAGATATATGTAACAAATATTCTATAGGGCATACCACTTTAAATAATTACTTACGTAGGTTAAATATAGTTAGGCATAGATGAAAATTACTAATAAATTTAAATCCCAGTTAAAAACCTATTTTATCAAGAGGTTAGGTGCTTTTGAATATCGAAGAGGCTGGATGAAACTCCCAACTTGCCCTTACTGTCATAGGGAATTAAAAATGGGAGTTAATCTTTCCATGTACAGAACTAATTGCTTTAGATGTAATGAGCATCCGAATCCTTCACAATTAGTTATGGATGTTGAGGGATTCGATAATTATCACGAACTTATAAATTTCTTAAACAATGGACAATTCGAAGAACTTGAATTTCACGATGAGAAAATTGAACTTGCAGAAGCTAAGCCTTTGTACTTACCCGATAGTTTTAGACTCCTTAGTATCGGAGATTCACAAATTGCAAGGAGCATTAGAAGCTATGTCAAAGGCCGCGGATTTAGTATCGAAGAGTTATGTAAACATGGAGTTGGTTATGCGACAAAGGAACCTTTCTTCGGATACCTTATTATACCGTTCTATTATCATGGCCAACTCAGGTATTATAATGCCAGAAAGGTTATCGGAAACGGTCCTCGGTATAATAACCCCAACAAAGATATCACAGGCCTTGGAAAAGAGTTTATCATATTTAATTATGACGCATTGGAAATGTACAGGTCGGTATTCATTTGCGAAGGAGCACTTAATGCTCTCACACTTGGAGATAGAGGCATTGCCACAATGGGTAAAGCTATTAGTGCCTACCAAGTCAATGAGTTACTTAAATCCTCATGCCAAAGATATATTATATTGTTGGACCCAGATGCCAAAAGATATGCAGTCAATCTTGCGCTCAAACTTGTTGCCTATAAAAAGGTCAAGGTGGTGTTTTTACCAGACGGTAAAGATGTAAATGATTTGGGGAGGAAACAAACACTCAAGCTAGTATATCAAACAAGGTATCAAAGTTATCAAGAACTCGTTCAAATCAAGAACTCTTTGGAATAAGGATTTCCTATTATATTATATAACTTAAAATATTAATGATATGAAGAAAATAAAAATTGATGGCTCTTACATTTTCCCGGCAGTAGTTCTATCCGTATTCATTTGGATTATGGGTAGTATGATTCCAGTTAGAACTTGGTGCTCTAAACCAAAACCAAAAACGAATATGGTTTTCAGATGTGAAATGGTTGATGGTAAAGTTAGAGATTATACTTTAAACTTACCTGAAGATGTAAATTGGTATGTTGGTACAAGTAGAGGTTCATATTATGTACAGTTCCAATCACCAGGTATAAATCTTTTTGGTAAGAAAGCTTGGGTAGAGGATAATGAGGGTTGTATTAATGGAGTTTTAGTTTGTAATAGGATAAAATGAGAGAACCCAGCATTCACATTACTAAGTCTCAATTTGAGGAAATATTAAATACCTTAGAGGTAGATAACTTCCCAGTTGAGGCTTTTTTTGTTATTGCTCGTAAATCGGCAATAAATACTAGAGCAGTAGTTGTTTCTAATAAAGGGACAACTAAGAAAGTAAATAACATGTTACTAGCATCCAAAGGGGATGCTGCCTTAGTTGCTGATATTTTATATGCAACCCGTATAAAGTTAAAGCATAGAGGAGTTCGTAAAATAAACGAAAGTAATACAAGGGAATGGGCAAATTGTAAAAAGCTTGCCGAGATATGTAATACCTTCTGTGAAGATTTTAAACTAGATACCCGAGAAGGTTTTATTAAATATATTGAGACAGGCTTAAAGAGGATGACTGATTATAGGAATGTTATGCAAAGGTTGATATCTATGCAGGACAACATTACTAATCAAGTAGATGCTGAAATAGAATTGCAATATTCTGATTCAAAGCTTACTAAAGAGATACATGATTATTTCATAGGTAAGATTGCTAAGGCAACTGGTATATATGAATCTTATGAAAATAAACCAGAGAAATATGTACACTTTGCAAAGGTAGGGGAATTCTTAAAAGAAGAAGGTTGGGATTATAAGACATTCATTGATGCTCAGTTTGAATCTCTTGCATGGTGTAATGGATTACCAGATATTGCACAGATGTATACGGATAAAGCAATCGAAAGATACAATAAGTATTTATATAAGTATAAGAACAAAAAATCCCTGGAAGAGGAACCTGAAGTTGAAGGTTCTCTCTGGGAAAAGATTAATAATTAAAAACGTAACGTTATGAAAGCTTTAAAATTTTTAGGTAACAGAGTAGAGGATGCAGCTAATGCTTTTATTGATGTCCTCAAGTATTCAGACCAGTCAGTAGATTATCCTGACTTCAATGATATCGAACCTTGGCCAGATGATATTGTTAACATGTTCAAGGATGCTCTGAAGGATAAACCTTTCTCTGAGATTAGTGCTATCTTAATGTATACTCAACAGTCTTCAAGATTTGAACCTATTGCAGAACTTATGTTGGGTATTGGTTTGGTAGAGATGAGACACTACGATAAATTATCTGATTTCTTACAGAAGGCAGACCCATACGAAGAGAATTCAGTTATGGATATTTATCCAAAGGTAGAGGTAGGTTTTTCTCCTGAGAGTGCTTTGAAGATTGCATTAGATTCGGAGATAGAAACTATCGGTCATTACAAGAAGATTATGAATAACGTAGCTTTATACAATGACCGGGCAGATTATGATGACGTGATGTACTTATTGAATAAGTTGGTTGCTGATGAGGAACATCACATTAAACTTCTCAAGGAAGCAATGGGAATGGATAAAGCTACTAAAGGTGTAACGGTAATTATCAAATGAGTAGGATAATAATACAAAACGGAAATATGTGCGAACTTGATTTACCTCTTAAGTTCGCACAGAAACTCTACCAGGAATTTTCGGTTAGACATCCTAATGCTTTCTACTTACGTACAAGGCAAAGAGGTATGCAGAACTGGGATGGTAAGATACATTATATAAACAAGCATGGTGAGTTTAAGATAGGTTTTCTTCCGGCAGTATATGAAAAGTGTATTGAGTATGGAATTAAACCTAAAGTTGTAGATATGCGGAAACCTTTACCCAAAGTCAAAAAGGTAGTTACGAAAATAGGTAAGTATAAATTAAGACCAGAACAAGAGAAAGCTGTAAAGGCAATTATATCTAACCAAGTAGGTAACTCTCTCTTTCAGATTGGAGTTTTAGATTATACTGTTAATGCAGGTAAAACTCTTATCATGTCATCCTTATATTTATCTTATAAGAGACAGTTAAAGACTTTGCTAATAACTAATGACTCTGATTGGTTGAATCAAGCTAGAGAAGAGTTTAAGCAATATCTCCCGGGAGAAGATATAACTTTTGTTCAAGGTAAGGTTTTAAACTGGAGTAACTTTACAATTGGTATGGTTCAATCTATTTCTCGAAACATGAGATTCTATCAACAGGAATTATCCAAGATAGATATGGTTTTGGTAGATGAGGCAGACCAAGGTGGAAGTAAACAATATCAGAATGTACTTACTCGGTTATTTAATACCAGAATTCGTATAGGATTATCTGGTACCATTTATATGAGTAAGCTTGCTAAGGATAAAGTTAAGAATATGAACCTTGAATGTTTCTTTGGTAAAGTGATTGCCGAGTTTAAACTTAAGGATTCTATCAAGAAAGGTTACTCAACTAAAACAATCGTAAAGATGGTACCAAGTAGACCTTGGTATGGTAATTGGGAATCCGAGTTTGTAACTTATAAAGACATCTATGATGATTCTATTACCTTGAATAAATATGCCAAGAGAATGGCCTATGCTCGGTTAAAATGGAATATTAACCAAGGTAGATATCCTGCACTTGTAGTATGCAAGCATATTGCACATTGTGAAAATCTATATAAGTTCTTTAAAAAGAAACTGGGCGATGCCTATAATATTGCCTATGTGCATGTTAATACTCATTCTAAGTTAAGACAACAAATAATGAAGGATTTTAGAGAAGGTAAGATAGATATCCTGGTATCAACTACAATCATTGCTCGAGGTAAAAACTTTCCTAAGCTTAGGTATTTACTTAATGCAGCAAGTATGTTATCTAACGAGAAAACTATCCAATTCTTAGGTAGATTAGTTCGAACCGACTCTTCTAAAAAGAAAGCTTATGTAGATGATTTAATGTATCCAGGTAATTACTTATCTAGACATGCTAGAGCTAGAAAAAGGTATTATCAAGTAGAGAAATTAAAAGTAATTTTAGTAAAACGTCCTAAACATAAGTTATGAAAGATAATATATCAGATTTCCCAGGTTACTATGTAACTGTTGATGGTAAAGTATATTCCCGAAAGAATAATCGACACGGTTATCTAAAGGATTATCATTTGTTAAAAACTAAATATACCAAACATGACGGAAGGCCATACGTTACTTTAAGAAATCCAAAATTAGGTATTAGGAGATTAGCTAAGGTACATAGGTTAGTAGCTTTAGCTTATATACCTAACCCAGAGAATAAACCTTGTGTATGTCACAAAGATAATAACCCATTAAATAATCATGTAGATAATTTATATTGGGGTACACAAGCTGAGAATATGTCTCAGATGAGATTAGATAAACGTGATTATCGTAAAGTTTCTATAAGGGCTCATAGAAGGGCTATAAGATTAAAATCTTTAGGATGGTCATCTAGTAGAATTGGGAAACGTTTTAAAGTCAATAGAACCTGTATAAATAGGATATTGAATAAATATGAGGCCTTACTTAAGTAGACTTGTAAGTACTATGGATAATTACTTTTTCCGGTAGGAGGAAGTAATTAATCTAATAGAGGGACATAGGGCATTATTAATCATTAAATTAAAAGATATGGAATACTTACTACTAATACTAACAGTACTGGGAGTGATAATCGGAATACTTTATCTCTATTCATCTCAGTATGATTACGATGTATATAAATACAAATGTCATCATTGCAAGAAGAAATTCAAGGAAAGCGATATAAAGGATTTAAGAGGTCCTTGGCATACTAAGGATTGGACTTGTCCTCATTGTAAATATCAAAATGTAACACTCAAAAGTTATGATTACTAAGTTATATAAGAAATTCATTGATAAGATAATCGGAGAGGAACAAACTCCTCTCCATGTTTTTAACTGTACTACCCTGGTATGGATATCAGATATACAATCAATCCAGGTAATGGCTAATGAATATAAGATATATTTTGATTTATCTTTCTGTTCAGGGCTACAGGTTAGAGTACTAACTTATACTGATTCTCGTTACTCACAACACTTGGGTGATATCAGGAAACTATTTATTAATGCAATTGGACATTCCTACTTACCCCTGTATGAGTCGGAATTGAAGATTGGAGATTCAGTCATAAGACTAACAGAAAAAAAAATAGATGATTAATTATGGCAAAGAAAAAACAAATGCTTCCTGACTTAACCAAGCAGGATATCCTAACACCCTTGGATATCTCTCAATTGGGAAGTAATGGAGACCCATGCTTTGGTATTGGGTATGATTTATCCACTAAAGAATGTAAATTATGCGGAGATTCAGAACTGTGTGCATTCAAGATGTCCCAGAACTTGAACATTACAAGGAAAGAATTAGAACAGAAGAATCAATACAAAGATTTGGATGTATTAGAAGACACGGTTGGTATCAAGAAATTCATCCGAAGCTTGATTCGGAAAGGGAAAGACAGAAAAGAAATTATCTCAAAGACAGTTGAGAAATTCGAAGTACCTAAGAAACGTATTAGAGAACTTTATAAAGAATGCAATGGGAAAAGTAGGTAAGTTAAGAATGATATGGGCAATGTTTAAGTTATATCTTAATAACCCAAATTATTATGTACGGCAGGACGATGTTCTTGCTGATTTGTTTATGCAGGGTGAATATGACGTAGAAAGATTCTGTCATTCACTGGGTATATACCCTCAACGAGGATTAACCTTTGGACAACTTTTAAAACAATGTAATATATTATGAACAAATTTAGATTTATTAAAGTAAGGGAGGTAGTATCTCCCAACAGAGCAAACCCAAATGATGCTGGGTTAGATTTTTATGTACCAACCAATTTATATCCTGAGGATATTCATGACAAGAACGAATTTGATTCAAATGGTTATATTTTATATATTTTAGATATGCCCTTTAATGAAAATTTCGTAAGGCATATAGCTTTAAAACCAGGTCATCGTATACTTATCCCATCTGGTATCAAAGGTTTGCTAGAACCTCCTGAATCTATGTTAATGGCAGCAAACAAATCTGGTATAGCTACTAAGAAAGGGTTAATCTTTACTGCCGAGATAATAGATTCTCCATATGTTGGTGAGATACACATTGGAGTATATAACACCTCTCAAGAAATTCAGGTTATAGAAGCTGGGCAGAAGCTGGTACAATTTATTCATGTACCCATCTATATCACCGAGCCAGAAGAGATTCAGCAGGAAGAATTCTATACTGAATCTCAAATGTGGGGGACTCGGCAAGATAAGGGATTTGGTTCATCAGGAAATTAATAAGAAAGGAGTATACCTTGGACATCAGGAATATACGTGAACAAGTACCTCAAATCAAAGAAGGTACTGAGTTACAAGAGATGTATTCTCTTGGAATACAACAATTTGAAGGCTACAGGCAAATAGAAAAATTGCCAGAAGCTCCATTGGACGTAAATAACCCTTCTAATCAGGCAATCCTTAAAGACTTTATTGGTAGAGTAATAGAGGAATTAATGGAAGGTTATGAATCTACTTCAGAAGTAGTTAAGATATGCCATAAGTGGGGATGGAATATTGACCAACTTACAGAAGATGAATATACCCAGGTACTCAACCATTTGCAAAATGCCAATGAGGAACAGGTAGATGCCTTGGGATTCTACTTCACTTTATTTCTCTTTGCTAACATTGCTCCAGAAGATATTCTATCATGGGGAACTAATTATGTAATGGATTACTCTGACTTTAAAGTAAATAACTTGAAGGATGTAATTACTCTTGGCATAGCAATGGTTACAGAAGGTAGTATTGGTTTAGTTAATCGGTTTAACATGGTTGATGAAGACCATGAATCCGTAAAAGACTACACTCCAGGATTCAATACTTTAAGTGAATCATCTCACGAAGAAGAGAAGGTATTATTATTCAATGTAGTATATGAATTGAATATTGCAAGGAATCTTCTTAAGTGTAGACCATGGAAACAAACCCAGGTAATGACTAAGGAATTAGATTTTCAATATTCTTTGGTAAAGGCTTTCTACCTATATATGGGATTCTTGGGATTACAAGGATTTACTCCAGAAGGGTTATTTAGGTTATTCTTTAAAAAACAACGCCTTAACAGATGGCGTCAAAAATCAAACTACTAATGTCAGGTTGGAACAGGCGATTAGAGGGTCTTCAATCGAATACGGAGGAGGCCCTCCACTCTTTAGAGTTTGCAACTTCACAAGAGGCATGGGAGAAATTGAACGAGGCTTTCTTAAGATTAGACCCCGTTCTTTTTGATAAGGGTGCTACTGCAAATAGTGGAGTTGCAGTAGCATATAATGTGTTTATAAAAATACGTAAAGCATGGGTAGACCCAGATTTTGATTATGGTAGGTGTTTTAATTACAAAGAGACTAAGTGGACAAGCTTATTGAATAATTACATAGATTTTAATAAGTTAGACCTCTTACGTAGCAAATTAAGATTCCTGAAGTCAAAGTATAATCAGAATTATAATGTTACGTATATGTTCAATAATCATCATGATAATGGTAAACAATGTCTAATAGCTGCAACATTTTCGAAGAGATTTGGGGAAGATATACCGGTCATCACAATGGTGGTTCGAGCTTCAGAAATTACAAAAAGGTTAATCTTCGACTTCTTATTAATCCAACGGATGGCGGAATATGTGTACGGACCAGAACAGTCGGTACAGATAAATTTATTTGCTACTCAAATGTATGGGAATGTAGAAACCCTTCTGATGTACTCGGCTTATAAACCTCTTAAGAAAGTAATCAAGGGTATAGATAATCCTTGGACTAAAAGGGTTAAAGAGGTTTATAAGAAAATCCAAAACGGTACAGAAAAGGAATGGTCATCATTCAAAGTATTTTTCAGAAGTTTCAAAGTACTACGTCCTGACTTGTATGAATACCAAGCTTTGTTAGCAAAGGACTTGCTATTAGAATATGAAGATATAGAATATCCAGAGAATGTGATATCCTATTCTCAACGTAAAGCATATAAGAAGAAACTTTTAAAGAAACAGAAGAATGAGAATCTACAGTAATTCTTTTGAGTTAATGTCAGAACTTGGCAGAGAACTCAACAGTTACGGTCAAACTGTAAAACCAAAGACCTATCAGAATAAAGTAATTGAAGGTAATGAGGAATTTGAAACAAAGGAACTCATTTGCCAACAATATTGCTTAACTTCACTCGGAGACCCAGTATGGTTATTCGTATTTTCTCATTCAAAAGAATGGGCAGATGCTGAATTTCAAGAGAGGATAACTTTTGAACCCAATGGAGAACCCTGGAATCCGGGTGAGGCTTGGAAATTAAGAAGAGATCTTTGGGAGCAATTCCTTGTAAAAAGAGAGATTTCTTTTGTTGGAAATGAGACTCACAAAGAATATCATGAAATATTCGAATATACCTATTCTGAACGTATCATGAAGCCTGTTTATTTTAATGGTACAGTAATGCCTAAAATTATGGCTATAATCCAGTTATTAAAATCAGACCAAGATACTCGTAAGGCAGTTTTAAATATCTATGGTACAGATAATTATAATGAAGATGAGGATTCTGACCATTATGATGGTAGTAGACGTATTCCATGCTCAATGTATTATGATTTCCTTATCCGTCAGAATGGTAAAGGGGAGAAGGTATTACACATTTGCTATCACCAGAGAAGCTCGGACTTTGTTACTCACTTTGGTAATGATGTATACCTTGCATGGAGACTAATGGAATACGTAGCACAAGAGGTTGGAGTAAAACCAGGTTATCTATATCACACTATCGATTCTCTTCATTCCTATAAGAAAGATTGGAAATACCTAAATACCAATCTGGAAGACTTACAAGAGAAATTCTAACCCTTAGAGGGATGTATCTACTACAAGTGGGTATGTCCCTCTTTCTATTTATAAATATATGGAAACAAGATATCACATAATAAGAAACAAAAGAGAGTTAAAGAAACTCATTGCTTGTTGTAAATCAACTGGTTATGCTTGCTGTGACTACGAAACGAATGCAGAACCAATTTACAATAAGAGTTTCAAACCAACTATACTTTCAGTATCTTGGATGCCAGGATTTGGTGCTTCTATTCCATTAGACCACTTTGAAACAAAAGATTATACATCTCCAGGGTGGAATTGGAAGAAGATGCTAAGGAAATTTGGGGAAGAGGTAATCGAGAATTACGAAATAACCAAAGTTGCATGGAACTGGAAATTTGATGACCAGATTAATCAAAAGTATCACATCTATTATAGAGGTACTTGCCTTGATGGAATGCTTGCAAAATATGTTCTCAATGAGGAAAAACCACATGACCTAAAATCAATGGTTAGAAGATATCTACCAGAACATGGAGATTATGAGAAGCAAGATAAATTCGATAAGATACCTTGGGATAAAAAAGAATTAGACCCACTTTGTCATTATGGATGTCAAGATACAGATTATACTCTTAGGTTAATGATATTCTTTGAGAAAAAGTTAATTGACTTAGGTATGTATTCGGTATTCCGTAATTTATTTATGTGTAATTCCCGGGTATTAACCTCGGTAGAGAAAGAGGGTTTATACCTTGATACCAAATTTAATCAAAAACTCCTTGAAGAATACAAACCCAAAATTGATGCTGCAAGGGAAGCTATCTATAATTTACCAAGAGTAAAGAAGTTCACTAAGAAATACAATCAGGGTAAGATTGAGAAATATATTCAATCAATAGAAGCTGAACTCGAGGAGTTAGATTATAATGACCCAAAAGATAAACGTAAGATTGATTCTCGGCAACAAAAGATAACTAATATACGTGCAGGGGTATTTACTACTAAGAAAGAACAGGAACTTATAAGACCAGTTAATCTTGGTAGCCCAGTTGATTTACCTCAACTAATGTATTCAGATATTGGATTCAAATTCCCTGTAATTAAAGATAATGAATCTGGTAAGCCAAGTACAGATGAAGATACATTAACCGAATTAAGGTTAACTGTAAAAGACCCTGAATCTCCAAAAGCAATATTTCTTGATAAGATGCTTGAATTAAGAGGTTTAGAGAAAATGTATAAGACTTATATCTTAGGTTGGTCAGAGAAGGTACAAGATGATTCTCGATTACACGGTAGGTATAATATACATGGTACAGATTCTAATAGGTTTAGTTCTGCAGACCCAAACATGCAACAAATACCCAAGACTTCTGTAGACCCAAATATCAAGAAACAATTGGTAGCTCCTCCAGGTTATCTTTATATGGCATTCGACTATTCTCAGGCAGAGTTAAGAATGATGGCTCACTTATCAGGTGATGAAACTTACCTGGAAGCTTTTGCTAAGGGAGTAGACCCTCATCTTGGTATAGCAGCAGCAAAATATGGTGTATCGATTGAAGAAGCAAGTAAAGCTTACGAAGATGAAATGCACCCAGATTATAAATTATGGAAGGTACGAAGGAAGCAAGCTAAACAGATTGCATTTGGACTTATTTATGGAATTGGTAATAAATTACTAGCACAGAAATTATCTGACCCAAAAGCTGGTATTATAGTTACTCCGGAAGAAGCAGCAAAGGAAATGGAAGTATTCTTTGGTCAACATCCTAAGATTAGGAAGTTTAAAGAGAAACAAGAAAAATTCCTTCGTAAGCATGGGTATTATACTCAGTTATTTGGTACTAAACGAAGACTCCCCCAAATATATTCAAATGATAAGCAAGAGGTTGCTTATGCAATTCGTTTAGGTCTTAACTTCCCATGTCAAGGTGCTGCAGCAAATATGACCAACTTCGGAGCTATCCTGGTTTATTATCTAATGAGGCAAGGTAAACTGCCAATGATGAAAGAAGCTTGTACAGTACATGATGCCGTATATATGTATGCTAAACCAAACGATATTAACACATGGACTGTATATACAATCTGGAATATCCTACGTAACCCAAGTACTAAAAGGTATTTCGGATTTCAAGTTGATGATGTTGATATGGATATGGACTTTACTATTGGTAGAACTATGGCAGAAGAATTACCATTCATTCCCGGGTATGATTATAACAAGATGTTACAACCAGATTTCTCAGTAGAGGAATATATGGCTGAACATAAGAAGTATAAGCATATCCACATCAAGCAATTCAAAGAAAGGTTTAATAAACAAATAAAGAGATATGAAAAAGATTTTGAATGGACCCACAATATGGCGAGCTAAATGCCCTTATTGTGATTGTGAATTCGAATATGATTATTCAGAAGTGGATTCACATACTTTTGCAGATTGTAAATTGGTTAAATGTCCTGGTTGCAATCGGTACCTTCATCATAAAGACAATGCTAAATCCACTACAAAAGTAAAAAGAGAGGATACTATGACAATATAAATAATATAAATTTATGAAACTATGGCAAACGAAGAAGATATTTTGAATGCTAACAGACTATCATCACTAACTTACATGGTAGCTGCTTGCTTAAATTTCTCTATCGAAAATCTTAATCGACAATTAAGGTTATGTAATCTACAATTAGTAGGTAGAGATAAGATGTTATTCAATCGGATTAAAACTCAGATAGGGCAATTACAATCTAACCTCAACATATTAGAGGATTTGGCTTTTGGAGTTATGAAAGATGAAGAGGCAAGGTTAGCATATGAAGATGCTACCCATATTTATTGGGCTTTGTTTATGATACTGGTTGATAGGGGTGGAACTGATAATTTATGCGACTTAAGGTTCAAGGCTTTGATGGATAAGATGGCACCATACAAATCTCTCCTTCATTTGCCTGGTATGGATGTTGCATATAGATGTGCATTCGCTCAGGTATCAAAAGCCATCCAAGATGGTAAATATAGTAAAGAGGATTTTAAGAACCTATTACAATATGAAAACGGAACTGAAGAAATTAAAGGTTAAATTCGAAGGTAGGATATTAGAAATAGATATCCAAAAAGAATTATCTATAAACGAAAATCTCATCAATTCTCAGCTACGAGAATCTCCTTCTAGTTATTATATATTCTGTTCTTTAAGAGATAAATATATTAAAGAAAGGGATGCACTAGCAAGGGAAAAGGATGAAGCCTATTCTTCTGCATGGATTTATATTAAAGAATCTAACGAAAGATTCAATAACGACTACGTATCACATAAAGCAAACGTAAGTCCTAAATATAAATCCATATATCAAAGATATTTGAAGGCAGTAGAAAAGGCTAACAAGTATATTTCAATCTGTAGAGCTTATGAGTCTAGAGAGAATATACTTAGGACTATTAATGCCAACCTAAGGAAAGATAGATAGGAACTATAATCAATTACTAACTTTTAAAATATAAGAAATATGAACTATTCATTGACTTTCGTATCTGTAGCAGTAGCTCAGAAATTTAATGAAGAATTGCCTGGTAGTCCAACAGAGAACCGGGTATTGATTTTATCTCCAAAAGAGGTAAATCAAACAAAATCCGGACTCTTTATTCCGGAACAAGTAAAAGAGGGAGTACCTCGTAAGGGAGTAGTAGTAAAATCTGGTATCATTACCGAAGAGTATAACACCTATAATGACTTTGTTGCTATCGGTAGAATTGTTACCTATGGTTTATATGCAGGTAAGGAAATGGAATTTGAAACAGAAAAACTTTCTCCTGCATTGCAACAACTCCTGGAAAAGAACACTCTTACAGTGTTAAGTATGAACGAGGTAATCTATACCGAACCAAACGAGTAATTATTATGATAAAAGACAAAAAGAAAGTATCCTCAGATGGACTTTCTACAAAAGAAAAGATGCTGGCCAGAAAGAAACAGCTGGAATCAAAAGGTAATGGAGGTGGATTCGTATATCCTAAAGAAGGTACTTTAAGAATGAGAATAAAATCTCCAGGTGATGACCAGGAATTGGGTATAGAAGTTATTCAATTCTACTTAGGTGGGGATTTGGGTGGAGTTATATCTCCGGCTACTTTTGATGAACCATGTCCTTTCATGGAGAAATACCAAGAATTGAAAAATTCAAAGGATGAAGATGACAAGGAACTTGCGAAAACTTTAGTACCCAGAAGAAAATATGTATTGGGCGGTCCAGTATATGTAGACGAAAAAGGTACTAAATTTGATTACGATGGCCAGGATAAGGGAGTTCTTGTTCCACGCTCAGTATATCAGGATGTTATTGACCTTTACCTTGATGAGGATGAAGCTGGTGATATGACTGACCCGAAAAACGGATATGATATCAAAATCATCCGTTCTGGTTCAGGTAAAATGGATACTACCTATTCTGCTCGTGCTTGTAAACCAACTAAGTTGGATAAGAAATACCAAGGTACGGTAGATTTGGAAGGTATAGTTCGTTCTCAAATCAAATCCTACGATGAACTTGAGGAAATGCTTGCAAAATTCCTCAATGAAGACCATGGAGATGACGACGATGATGCTCCAAAGAAAAAGAAGAAGAAAAAGGGATTACATCGGGACCATTACATGGAAGACGAAAAACCAAAGAAAAAGAGAAAATACAAATCTGATATTTAAGGTTTAGTAAATATGGTTTCATTCGATAAGGTAGTAATTAGATTCATTCGGTTACTACCTTATTTAGTTTAAAGAGATTACATTATGGCAAAGAAAACAAAAGTTGGTTTAAAGGTACCAACAGCAAATGAAATGGCAAAGAAATATGGGAGTATGATTAAGTTAGCTTCAGAAGTTACTGATACTGATTTATATATACCCTCAACATTCTTTGCCTTGAACTATTTATTCGGTAAAGGTATTCCATACGGTAAAATTGTAGAGATTGCTGGAGAAGAATCCTCTGGTAAATCTTTGGTGGCTTATAACTTTGCTTATTCTACTCAACAACTCGGTGGTCATGTTATATGGGTAGATGCAGAACAATCCTGGATGAACTCCTGGGCAGAGATTAATGGAGTAGACCCTGCAAAAGTAACCATTGTTAATGATACTCGTATTGAATATATTGCAGATGTAGTAGCAGACTTAGCAATATATTTACGTTCTCAATTAACCCACAATGAACCGATACTCTTAGTAATAGATTCTATTGCAGCAACAGACTGTACGGATAATATTGATGCTAAGATGGTTGATGGTAAAGCCGAAATGGGAGGTAGAGCAAAGGCTCTTTACAAATACTTCCGTATTAGAAGTGAATTATTCTACAAACTGGGAGTATCCCAGATTTATATCAATCAGTTAAGAACTGCTCTTAATGTTGGTTTTGGAAAAGATAATACCTGTCTTCATTATGATACTATGATACCTTTCGTAGACGGTACTTCTATGAAAATAGGGGAAATTATTAAGAACAAAATATCCAAAGAGGTATGGAGTTATAATGAAGAAAAACATATATTTGAACCAAAGCCAATAATTGATTGGGTAGTAAAACCAGAAACTAAAAAGTGGATTCAATTTAAGACTAAAGGCCCAGAAACTATAAATGGGTTTAATGGGTTTACTTGTACATATACTCATCATTGTTTAACTAATCATGGTTGGAAAAAGGCCGAAGACATAGATATACATGATAAATTAATCTCTAAACAGAGGAGAGTAATAAATGGTACATTAAGGGATTTTCTTTGGGGTACTATACCTTTTGACTGTTCTTTGTATAATGGTAGAAATAATTCTACTACAAGGATTACATTTAGTAATGGTAAACAAGAGGATTATCTGATATGGAAATCCGATATGATAGGAAAAGCTTTTCCTATGAAGAGGAAAGCTAATAAAAAATCAAAGCTGATTAGTAAAATAGGATATACCGAACTTAGGGATATATATAATAAGATAGGTAAAGAAAGAGACCCCTTAAAACTATGGGATTTATCTAAACCCTTATCTCCAATAACTCTAGCAATATGGTATATGGATGATGGGCATAGATATAATAATGTAACGGTGGGCATATCTATATCTCCGAGAAGAACCGATTTAAATAGGCTGTCTAATTACCTTAGTAAAGTATGTGGTTTAGATAATAAATTATACGAACATGGTATCAAGTTTACTAATCAGAGTTCGATTAAACTGATGGAAATGATATCACCTTATGTTATTGAATCAATGCAGTATAAGTTATTGCCTGGCTATGAGGGTAAATATATACCCTTTACTCTGGAATACCAAGAAACTTATATACCTTTAGAGGTAGAGATAGTTTCCATAAATAAAGAGTTCGATAAAACAAATCGAAGATTTAAAAGATCCTATAAGCGTAAGAAATACGATATTACCATCCCAGATAATCATAATTTTTTAGCTGGTTCTACTGAACAGGGTATAGTAGTACATAATACAACTACAGGAGGAGCTGCACTTAAGTTCTATGCTTCAATTCGAGCTGCTTTCTATTCAGGTAAATCTGTTACAATTAAACAAAACGGGAAAGATAGAAAGGCGGGTAAGCTGGTAACTATCAGACTTATTAAAAACAAGGTTGCCCCTCCAAGACCCACAATCAGCAAATGCCCAGTATATTTCAATCCTAAATTTCATGAGGTCGGATTTGATAGATGCTATGCTTTGGAAGATGTATTGGTAGATACCGATGTAATCGAAAAAACTACTGGTGGATATAAATTGAAAGGGAAAACTCTTGCAAGAGGGGAGGAGAAATTCCAAAAGCTTCTGGAAGAAGACGATGAACTTCGTAGAAAACTTTTACGGAAAGCTGGGGTAAATACCATAGTTACTACTAAAAAACAACTGGAGAAGATAGAAACAAACCTATTCTCAGTTGATGGTGTAGAATATGAGAATTATGCAGACTCAGACGAAGAGGAGGAAGATGATGAGTAAGAAAACAATATTATTGGTTGATGGAGAGAATATTCTCCATCAATCTTTTCACAAGTTCGAAAAACTTAAAAGTACAGATGGTAAACCAAGTGGAGCAATATTCGGATTCTTCAAATCATTACATATGTACCTTACAAGGTTTGAACCAGATGATGTAGTAATAACTTTCGATAATGGTCATTCACCGGTAAGGGTGGAGTTACTCCCTAATTATAAGGGACACAGAAAAAATATATCTGTAGATTACGAATCATTGCAAAATCAAAAGGCAATAATTATGAAGATATTGGGTATGCTAAGAATTCCTTATATATTCGATAAAAGGAATAAAACCCAATATGAAGGTGATGATTTCTTAGCATACCTTGTTATTAATACTTATCGGGCAGAAAAGGTAATATTGGTATCATCAGATAAGGATTTTAACCAACTCTTAAACAAGAACGTTAGGATACTGAATCCTCGGAAAGATGAAACAATCCGAGTAGATAACTGCAAAGAATTATTCGGTTATCATCCACATGAAACTGTACAGTACCTTGCAATGGTAGGTGATACTTCCGATGATATACCAGGATTCAATGGTATAGGTCCAGTAAAAGTAAGGAAAATACTAGATGAGTATGGTACTATCTATAAGTTCTTAGAAGCTAAACCAAACAAAGAATATTCAGAGGCTTGGGAAAGGAATCGTAAACTTATTGACTTATTCTGGTTTGTAGATAATGTACCCTTGGATTCATTGCCAATCAAGAAGAAAAAGGTATTCAAGTATGAGAAATTCAAAGAACTATGTATCGAGTACTCATTAGCATCTTTTTTAACAAATGAATTTATAAAACCTTTTAAAAAGTTACAAGAATGAAGAACGTAAAGATAATGTATGCAGGTCCAAGTGGAGTTGGAAAGACTACACTTGCAGAGTTTACTCCTAAGTTGTATCATTATGGTGTATGTGAAGTTCAACCTATGAGATTCATTTCTGGTAGTGTATCTGAATTGATACCTAAAACCAAAGATATGACCCATAAGGAGATGTTGGAAAGGAATCCAAAGGATTTACTTCTTGAAGATTATCAGATTCTAAACCTTCGGAATAAGTTATTCAAAGATGAAGAGGATTTTGTAACAGATAGAAGCTATCTTGATTCGGCAGCTTACTTTTATTACAAACAATCCCAGAATATCCCAAAATGTGAAATGGAACACTTCTTCGAGATGTGCAAAATGTTACTCAATCAACAATGTACTCATCTAATCATCTTAGACTTCACTACTGCAATGATTAAAGAATGGGTAACAGAGGATAATAATAAAAGGATTGAGAACAATTACTTTCAATTCTTGATATCTTCAATCATGGATAATATGCTGAATATTTGGGGATTCATTCCGGTAGAGGAAATTAACGTACTTTACAGAGGTTGGTTCAAAAGACAACCTCTTGAGTATGGTGCTACTAAAGGTACTATCAAATCTTGTTATGGAGAAACAAAAGTTATTCAGATACGAGAGGCTAATATAGATATCCGAAAAGAAATTATTCAAAGTTTTATCAATGAGTAAAGAAGTAATAGCAATTGCCTTTTCTGATTTACATATAAACTTATATGCTAAATTTAATGAAGGTAATAAAAGAACCCTGGATAGTTTCAGGGTTCTGTCGATTATAAAGGAACAATGTAAAAAGTATCAGTGTCCTGCTTTATTCTGTGGAGATTTGTTTCATAAAGCTGAAACACTGGACCAAGAATTAGCTGAGATTTGTTACAATGAGTTTAATAAACTTGGTAAACTAAATATATTGGCTATTTCGGGGAATCATTGTATAAAGAAGGTAAGTAGGATTGGTACTCAGCCATTTAGTTGGCTTTATTTAGTAGAAAGGTATGGTATAGAAATTATGGATTATCACAATAGACCACTATCTGCTTATCATCAGGATATAATGGTATATGGAGTTCCTTATATTGATAATAATGTAGGTCTAAGTGAATATCTTAAGAAACTTAAATTAGATAAGAATGTTAAGAATATTCTTTTACTACACACTGATTATCCTGGAGCTAAGGATACAGATGGTAGGGAGATTAATTCAGTAGAAAACCTAAATGTAAATGTTCTTAATAAATTTGACCTGGTATTATGTGGTCATATACATAAACCACAGAGGCTTTCAAAGAAGGTTTATATGATAGGTGCTCCCAATCATCAGAGAAGAACAGACAGAGGTTGTAAATTAGGATACTGGAAAATATATTCAGACCTAAGTATGCAATTCGTACACTTAAAGCAATTCCCAAAATTCATCGATGTAGAATCAGAAGATGAAATTAAGGATGATGGTAATTATTATACCGTTTTACCTAAGAAAACTAGTAACTTAGTAAATACTAACCATAAAATCACTAAGCAACTTTCTAAGAAAGCTCTAGCTAAAAGGTATCTTAAGGAAAAAGGTATAAAAGAAGAAGAGAAGAAGAATCTTCTCATTGATGTACTTAAAAAAGCAGAAGTATGTTGACATTTATGAGTATGAACGTTGTAGGGTTCTGTTCAATAGAGAACCTACACATATCATTAAACCCAAGTTGTACCATACTTATCAAGGCACCCAATGGAAAAGGGAAGAGTTCTATCTTATCGGCATTGGTATGGGCAATATATGGGAAAAACCTAAAAGGTGTATCCGAAGTTACTACCTGGGAAAAGGTAAGACCTAAGGATTATTCCGGAGTAATGGTAGAAGTATATTTTCAGAAAAACGAACACATCTATAAAATCATCCGTTGTCAGAAATGCGACTTGGTTTTAGAAGATGGAGCTAAAGGTAAGGATAGACTTATATTTCTGAAAGATAATGAGTTAGTGAATGTAAAAGGTAAGAATAAACTCCAGGATACTATTAATGCAGAACTCGGACTATCTTACACTTTATTCATGAACTCGATAATGTTTGGTCAAGGGATTAAGAGGTTGATACAAGAATCAAATGCCGACAAGAAAAGGATATTTGAGGAAGTATTTGACCTTGAGTTCTTGAATATAGCTAAAGGAATAGCTATGCAAGATAAAAATAACCTGTTAGCTCAAGCTAATGAGGTAGAACATCAATCAGAGTTACTTAAAAGGGAATTGGAAGCCAGTAAAGAGGCTTACTTTGATTTACGTGACAGGGAGAAAGGTTTTAAAGAGAAAATCAAATCGGAACGTAGAGAGTTAAAGAAAGACAGGGAAAAGCTAACTAAGTTACTGATTGAAAAACAAAAGGCACTTAAGGATGAAGTAGAAAAAAGTCTTCAGGTAAAGATTAAAAAACATAGTACCTATGTAGATACTCTTAAGTCAAAGCTTAGGGATAATAGAATGGTTGCAGAAGGGGTTTCTTTACCGGATTTTGTAAAGAAACTTAAGATACAGTTAGATAAAGGCCACTACAAACGTGCAAAGGCGAGCGTAGATATTATTTACAATGCCCTGATTAATTCTGATAAGTTACGAGAAGAATATGAGGATGCTCTAGAAAGGTTAGATGAATTGAGGACTACAAATGAGAAGTATAAGAGACTTCAAAAAGATTGTGAAGATATTGCTTCAGATATTGCCTCTATTGACGAGGATTTGGAAAAGCTCAAACAAGAGAAACTTAAGGTTATGTCTCCTAAGTATAAAGAGAAACTTAAGGAAATTAGAAAGAATCTTCGTAAGGTAGATGAGGATTACCATAATAAGGAATTAGAGTTAAAGAACTACGATTGGTTACTTAATGACCCACTTGGTAATAATGGAATCAAGGCTTATCTGTTTGATTCATCTCTGGATATGTTAAATAGAACACTTGATAAATATTCTCAAGTATTGGGATTCAGGATTGAATTTGGTATAGATTTGGGTACTATTAGAAAAGACTTTTATACTTTAATTGAAAGGGATGGACAAATTATTGATTATGATGAATTATCTGGAGGAGAACGACAACTTTGTAATGTTGCAATGGCATTTGCTATGAACGAATCTCTAACTGCTTCCAAAGGGATTAATCTAGCCTTCTTAGATGAAGTATTTGAATCTTTAAGCTCAGATAATGTAGAGGTGGTTACATCCTTAATCAGGCATACTTTTGCAAATAAGACCCTATTCCTAATTACCCATTTAGATTCACTTCCCTTATCTAATACCAAAATCCTGCAAGTTGAAAAGGTGAATGGCCTGAGTAGGTACCAACTACTATAATGATATAAAATATAATACATCATGAATAGTAAGAAAAAAGGCTCAAGATTTGAATTAAAAATGTCTAAGTGGTTTACTAAATGGACCACTTATACTTGGAATAGAGTTCCAATGTCAGGGGCTTGGCATTCTAATAAGGATGCTGCTTCTGATATTACTTGTGTAGATGAAAGACATGCTCACAGGTGTAAAATATCAGTTGAGTGTAAAAACTATAAGGAAATTAAATTTGAACACATTCTTTTAGGCAATAAGAGATGTGATATATTGAAATTCTGGGAACAAGCAAGCAAGGATGCTAAAAGGGCAAATAAAGTACCTATTCTATGTATGAGGTATAATTCTATGCCTGCAAATGAATTTTTCTTCGTAGTTGGAGTAAAACTGGGAGATATCATTGCAGAATATGTTACTAAAGTAATGTATATTCAAGTACCCGGGAATACTCTTATGGTATTTATGGCTAGTGAGGTTTTAAATGTACCTTATAAGTTAATTCATAAGCAAGCTAAGTTAATCATTAAAAAGAAATAATATGAAGAAACGTATCCCTTATTCTTATTGTATCTTCTACATAGAACGAAAGTATTATCAGAACATTAATAAAGAACTTAAAGAAAAGGGATATAAAAAAGTACGTGCCATTATCCCTACGATAAACGTTTTAAAGAAAACCGCAAAGGGTAAGATGATATTCGAAGAAGTACCAATCTTATTCAATTACGGTTTTATCAAGATGCCTACAGAGTTAGCGTACTCTAGACCTTTTCTAAACAAACTGAAGAGAAGTATATCAGGTATAAGAACTTGGTTAAAGTCTACAGAGACTCTTCATGAAAGAAAGAAGAAAGCTAGAATAGATAACTCTGAAGACTTTGATGATTTCTCATTGGTAGCTACATGTACCAGAAAGGATGTTAAAAGGTTTAAGAGGATGGCAAAAGAAGGAAAGAAATATTCTGTAGACGATTTGATGAATGTTAAGATAGGCGATTACTTAGTACTCAAAGGTTATCCTTACGAAGGAATAGATGCTACGGTATTAGGTATAGACCACATAAATAAAATGGTACAACTTCTTTTATATCCGGAAATGGGTAAAATGGAAATATGGTTACCCTTTGATAACGTAATCTATAGCGTGTACCAGAATTATGACCCAGATAAGTTATATGCTAACTCCCAAGATTATGACCCAAATGAGATAACAAGTGAATCAATAGATAGAATAATGGATTTTAGGAGGAATTAATATGAACGATGCTCAGAAGAAAGCTTGGGACTGCTTAAACGAAATAGAGAGGCAGTCTTTATTCCTTCAGTTATCAGAAAGCAAATCCTCATGGGAAGCTGGTGAAATTTTAAAGTTGTCACATTACAAGTATTTAGAAATCAGAGAAAGGTCAGAAAAGTTCTTCAGATTATTCTCTGATTTTTTCGAGTTACACACTTCTATTTTTCGACCTGACTGCCCTTGCGAACGAAGCTTTTGTGATTTTATTGAAGGATGTATTGAAAAGAGATTAACAAGGAAAGAAGCTAGTCTATATACTGGAGACTCTTCTAACTTACTCTCAAAGGTAAGCAATAGTAATATCGAAAGAAATATGAAAAGACTCAAAGAATCAGAAGACCCCTGGGACTTAGATTCAATGAGGTTAATTCTAGAGTTCGATAGGTGGAATAACTTTAGGATTCTACCAAGAATGCTACAACAGCCTTCTGCATTTAAGAGGCGGTTGAATAAGAAGGACAAGATATATATTAAATACCTTTTAAACCGAGTACCAGAATGGATGCACACAAAACTGAAAGAAAGGTTTAGATATAAAGTAAAACCCGGAAAAAAGAAATACTGGGTATGCTTAATATCAGAAGAATTATATACAGATGGATATCTATTAATGCCAGTAAGACCTTTAGATGAGGTAGTTAGTGAATTTAGTAGATTCTACATGTATGTATTCGAAAAGAAAGATGATGCAGATACATTTGGATTCATGGTATCCAAGTTTATGATTAAAACAGTTGATGTAAAATTAGGGCAACGCTTCTGGCCTGAGTACAGATGCTGCGTGGAAAAAGCAGTTAACTATAATCAAGTGAATAATATAGAATTCAGTATTAAGAAACTTGATATGGCCTTCAATGCCGATAAGGTTAAAAAGAAAAGGAAGAAAAAGCCTAAATCAACGGCTGCTGAACGCATATCAGATACCTCAGCTTTTTATAAAAATAGATAGAAATATTTTTCTATATAAATAAAAAGTATTATATTTGCAACAAATTAAAATAAAAGATATGAGAAAGAACAAAAAGAATAAACCAGCACCCTCAAAAGAAAAAGCCAGTTTCCTTGGTTCAGCCGGGAGGAATATGACTTACAGAGATTTAAAAAGAAAAGCCATAGTATTGGGTATGCCTTTTCCTGATGCCTGTGCTGCTGGAGTTTTCGATTTAATTGGTTATATAGAAAGGTCAACTAACAAACCAGACAAATCCTTAATTGACCAATATGATGATTGGATGGATAAACAATTGGAGAACATAGGTTATTCAAAGGATGACCCTTTAAGGAATTCGAAATTAAGGCTTGGGTTTCTCGGAGAAGAAGGAGAAGATGGGCAAAGGAAATCCAAAAGGGTTCCAGGAATAAAAAAGCCAAGGGAGAAGAAACCACCAAGAGAAAGGGATGAATTTAATCTCATCAAGGGAACTAAGAAATCCTATGTATGGTCATTAGTTGCAAAGGGTTACGATTTAGAAAGAGTAACTAGAAGGATGAAAAAGAAGTTCCCAGATGCAAATGATAAATCGATAACACTTTGGTTTAGAACTGCAAGGAGGACTATGAGTAATGGTAAAGCTAAAGGAAAGTAGTAGGGAACCAATCCGAAAAGATAGATATTATATATGGACATGGAGACCAGATACCACCAACAAACGTATTACCGAAAAAAGTTTATATCGGAAACACTTAACCGGTATACCTTATTTCACAAGGTATCAAATAAAAAAGACTTTGGTTTATATGTACGGAGTAGATGTTCTTCAACATATTCATATCATATCAGGCAGGAAATTACTTAGGCAAGGGATAAGAATACTTCAAGACATGAATGGTCTAAGACATAAATCTGGTTCTACTAAATTCTGGTATAAAGGGAGATTAGTAAAAGCCAGGAAGTTTATTATCCCGGATGAATATAAAATTGATAAACACAGAAGACGAAGGTTCATGGTTCAAATGCACCGGGTCTTTAAATCAAAAGGAAAGAAGGTATTCAATGAAAGGTACTCACAAAAATTGTATGGACAACGGGAAGGCATATCTTCCAACTATATCCGGAAGAAGAGAATACAAATCCGTTCTACTATCTTACAGAATTTACAACAGGCTGAGTCAAGAGGAAAAGCATAAATATAATATTTTTTCTTTGCAATATCCCCCATTGGTATGTTCCTTGGCCTTGTATCTAAGAAAGAAATTAGATATCCCGATACAGAAAGTACTATTTATCAAAGCACAAAGGGATATGCTCGATATCTTTTATGATGAATCTTTAAATCATTTGGGATGGCAACCAAAAGAAAGGTTCTTGGTAAAAGCTCTAAGATTTCAAGGGTTCACTCCTGTAAGCAAATATAGGATGAGAAGTAAATATGCCTATATTATGACAAACAGGGTGCTAGAAAATGAATATTGGGTATTTCCTATGAGATTAGCTGATAACTATAAATCAATGCAAAATCCAAAATACAAATTCTATACCGAAGTATTTGGTAAGGTTGGTATTCCTGGAATAATTAAAATTAAATACAGCAATGGAAACTAAAAACCCAGTACCGGAAGTAAAGGTACATAAGCAATTAAATCCGTTCATGGGTAAATCCTTTAAGGTTAATACCTATAATGACCAGGATGAAGTTATCGATACAGAAGATGTAAAGATAGAATCTCAAGAAGAACTAAAGACCGTAATTGATGGGGTAAAACAATATAATATTGCATTTGCTTATCTTACGGGAAGCGAAAGAAAATACAAGAAACTTATAACAGAGTGATATAACTATTGATTATTAACATTTAAACATTTACGAAAATGGCTAAGAAAAAAGAAACCAAAAAGGTAGAGTTAAAGGAAGTATCTCGCAAAGAGATTAATGGTGCAATCATCATTACTTACGAGGATGGCTCAGTAAAAATTATCCCAGCTCCTATTATGTTGTCTGCCGAAGAAGCAAAAGACTTCTTTGCTTCAGAAGAAGAAGAAGAGGACGATGACAAAGATTCCGATGAGGATGACGATGATGAGGACTCTGATGAAGAAGATGATGAGGACTCTGATGAAGAAGATGAAGATGACGAGGATGATGAAGACTCGGACGACGATGAAGATGAGGACGAAGAGGAAGAAGAATTAACCGGTGAAGCTCTTGCCGAAATGGACTTCGAAGAACTGGAAGATGTTTGCGATGACAAAGACCTCGAAACAGACCCGGACGATTACGAAGAAGACGATATCGAAAAACTTCGCAAAGCAATTGCCAAAGAATTGGGTCTCAAACTCCCGGCAAAGAAAGAAGCCAAAGGTAAAGGCAAAAAAGGAAAGAAGTAATTCATTCTCCGGCTATGAAGGTTGGGCTAAAGCAATAGCCCACCTTTATCATAAGAAATAACTATTGTTCTATTAAATAAAACTAAAACTTAAAAGATTATGGCAACTAAGAAAAAAGAAGACACCAAGAAAAAAGGTGGCAAAGAAAAAGATGCTGAAAAAGAAGCAAAACGTAAAGCACGTATGGAAGCTTTGAAAAACCGTCCTGCAGAGCAACGTCCAAACAGTAAACAGATTGATGTTATCAAAATCAATGACAAATCCGAGGTTCAGAACTACGGCTACGCAGTAAAGAACAAGGAAGGCTATCAGGGAGTGGTAGTAACATCAGTTCTGGTTATTGATGGTAAACCTGCTTCTACTTCCGTAACATTTGTTCCCGGCAACCTTACCGTAAAATCCAAAAAAGGACATGGTATCATCTGTAATCCAAAAGCTAAAAAGGCTAAGGGAGAAGAAGAGGAAGCCGGAGATGAAGATTAAACTCATGTTGTTTGCATAGTTTAAATTGTATTTCAAAAATTGTATTTTAGAAGCCTATTGCCTGAGAAGGTAGTAGGCTTCATTTATTTTATAGGTTATGGAAGACAAAAGAGAAATCCGAAAGAATATAACTATCCTAGCATTAGATAATCTTATTCAGAATTATACTAATGCACTAGAAGATAAAGATATGGACCCTCCCTTATCGAATGAAGAAAGGGAACTCTCTGAATTAATTATTAAAGAAGCCAAAGAAATGCTAACCGAAATGGCAATCGAAAATAAACCAATACCAAGACCCTCATGGAAGAAATGAATTTAAGAACCATTATACAGGGTATTCAAGCCGTATTAAAAGATATGGAATATACTCGGTATATGATTAAGGTTACTCCTCCTCATAAGAGAGGTAAATATCAAACCCATGTTATTCACCTTCAATATCTTAAACGTAGGCTTAAGGATTTTAAGGGTAGGCTAGATAAAAAACTAAAAGGTACTATCAGTACTGTAAAGTTTAAATATGTTAATTATTCAGATGGACGAGAAATGGTTGCAGAACAAACTTTTGTCAATCTTACTGAGCAAGAGATAAAGGATGCCTTAGAACTTGGAGCCATTCTTGAAAATGCAAGTATAGAAATCCTAGAAATTAAGGAAATCCCTACTTCGATTAGGATATTATAACTATGGATAATTACTAAGGAAATTTCAATCCACTTAAAAATTTTAGAAACATGAAGAAAGACAAGAAGAAAGACAAACCGGCTAATAAGACTCCGGAACTTTCAAAGGCTAAAAAGGCATTGGATGCTTATCTCAAAGAGAACAACTTGGATCCTCAAAAGGATTGGTCAAAAGACAAGAAACATGGTAAGAAGGTTACCGAACTCTTGAATAAGCTCAACAAGGAGAGAGATAAAGTCGCTGCTCAGTATCCCGAAAAGGATTTGAAGAATGAAGCCAAATTGGTAAAAATGAAAAAAGCCAAAGAAGACGAAAAGGCTTTAAAGAAAAAAGAAAAGAAGGAATCGACCAGCCGAGTTACCAAATACGATTATCCTCTCATCGACGGCAGAGAAATGACTTCCGATGAAAAGAAAAAATATCGTATGGAACAAAGAAAACTTGCTGCCGGTAAAGCTCCGAAGGAAGAAAAACCCAAGAAGGAAAAGAAAGAAAAGGCAGAAGCCACCGAAAAGGCTGCTCCTGCAAAGAAGGACAAAAAGGCCAAAGATAAAAAGAAAAAGAAGACCAAAAAAGAAGAAGATTAATCTCATATCTTATTAAGTATTCGTTAATGATGTAAAGGCCTGGCAAATCACTTTTGTTCAGGCCTTTCTTTTTAATATCAAGACTTTATGGAAGAAAAAACATATAAACCCAAACTGCGTATCACTACACTTGAGGATAATGGCTCATATATTCAAGATAGGTTGGTAGATGCGTATACCGAAATGAATTCAGGGCCAAAGGTACAACACAAGGGACCCATAAGAATAGAGGTAACTCTTACAAATAAACAAGATGTTGAGAACTTTAAGAATTACTTAGATAAGCTCGTAGGTAACTTACCAATCAAAGAACCTTCAGTGGGAAGAGGAAGACCCTCTACTGGTAGTAAACAACTTACTGAATCACCTCGGGAAGATATTCTGGCAGATGTAGAGAAAATGGTTGAAGAAGGTAAGAGCCAACAAGAGATTATTAAGTATTTAAGGGAATTGGGATTTGTCTTTATTCTTACAGAGGACTTTCTTTTTCATTTCCCAGGATTCGAATTCAACAGTAAGGATGTGGGAGAAGCCACTGACAACAAGCAATATCCTAACTCATACTCCTGGATGGCAAGATGTATCAAACGAGCCAAAGACCCCAAGGCAGATAAATTCGACCCAATGGTCATCTTCGGCTTTAGTATCCTTGGTGGACCATCGAAGAAAATTGTTCCGTATCTTTATAAAGAAAGGAAGAAACCGTTAAGGGCCTCTGTTGGTAAGAAAACCATATCCTTCTCTCAGGCAGAGTTCACAAAGTTCCCTAAGTTTATGCTTGAAGAAGAACGATTAAAGTTCTCTGCAGAACAACGACAATTACTTCTCAACTCCGAGAAAAAGCCTTCTAAGTTCTTCATGAGATGGTACAAGGATGTAATATTCCCTGATTCAATCAAACAGAAAATCGAAGAAGCTATCTCTAGATAGACAACCTCTACCTCAGTATTTAATAAAAGAGTATTATTTATTAAAATAAAATTCTTATATTTGTATAACGAAAATAAATATTAAAAATGGATGCAGAAACCAAAGAGGTAGTAAAGAACATTGCTCAGATTCAAATTGAGGCATTGACTAATATCAAAAACAATATCACTACAACAGAACCTGATTTACTCAGGAAGTTGTTACAGATAAACAATGAAGAGATGCTTGATTCAGTCAATCATCATATTCAGATTTACGAAGAGATATACGAAATGCCTCAATTGATAAAGACTCTGAACGAATATCAATTATATATCTGTTCTCATATCCTATTCAAAATGGAAGACGAATGGATACATGATTTATCCCAAGGAGTTTACGGAGCATGGGAACTATTACACAAAGAAACTAATAAATTTCATCCTGAACTCACATTAATAATTTAATTTAATATGGACAAGAACGAATACTTAGAATCAGTTGAATTGAACACTGGAGTTGAAATGATTCCTTGCGAATCCTCAAACGTTGAAGGCTACGGATATGACTCCAAAAACAAACAACTTTGGATTGCTTTTAAAGGCAACAAAGTTTACCGTTATGATGGTGTACCTAAAGAAATCTGCAATGAATTACACCTAGCAGAGTCCAAAGGTAAATACGTTTCTTCTAATATCAGAAACAAGTTTAAAATCACAGGCTATGAACTCAGGTCTTAGAAAACTACCTATCATAGGGTTAGCAGGATTTATACTAATTGGATTGGCTATAGGCTCAAAACCTACACCCGATGCAAGCAGGATAAATCCTGCTCCGTCGTTTAAAAAGAACGATGTACCAGAAACTAAATACAGTTTCTCATTTGCAGATAAGCCTAAGTCATTAATGGATTCAATTCAGGAAATGGCAAACAAACTCGGAAAAAGAATATACGAATATCAGGTAGAAATAGAAATCATTCCAGAGAATCAAATCTACCAGATAAGTAATTCTGGATATCAACAATACGAAGTTACTAGAAAAGGAGTGGGATACTCCCATACATGGGTAAAATTCTATACTGATAAGAAGTTAACTTATCAAGATGCCATTAAGTTTGCAGAAAGATACCCAGAAAAATGTATACCTTTTGTACCTGCTCCCAAGGCTAAATCAGAACTCGATTATTATAACGAAAACCTGGACGAATATTTATCAGACCCAGAAAACGAGATAGATTATGCTCCAGAGATCTTCGACTTCTTAGCCGATTAACCTCAGCTATTTAAAAATATTCTTTTTATTTTATTGTTATATAAAATATTATTCTTATATTTGCAATGTGATAAGAAATTAATTCATTTATAAACATTTTTAATATAGACGTTATGAAAAAGAATGAAAACAAGGTTGCTAACCTTATCGGTAACAAAGTTGCTCAACAATTAGAAGGAATTAAGGATGCTACATCCAAGTCTAAAACTACTAAGGCCCAGGGAACTAAAAAGACTAAGGCTCAATTGGTAGAAGAATCCCAGGAAGCTGCCAAGAAATTTGCAGGTGCCAAATTGGTTCAGGTTACTCCGGAAGAACCCAAACCAACAAAGAAAACCTCTAAAAAAGCAGAGGTAGTAAAAGATGTTGAAAAACAACAGAAACCCTCCATCATAGAAAAGGTAATCTCCAACCGGGAAGTAAAATACGTATACCCAGAGGATATAACCGATACCCTGGCCCGGAAGAAATGGAGACAACAAACTCGTAATGAACTTCACAGACTTGAACGGGAAATGTTCCGTATCAAGGACCAAAACTCCAAAGAATACAAGAAAGCTGCTAAGGCATACGAGGACTTCAAGAACAAAGTCCTCAAGCCAGAACAAGTTGCTTGATTTTACCTTTCAGGGAAGGTACCCAATATCAGAGTACCTTCCTCATTGTATTAACCTTCTAAAGGTATAAAAATGGATTACACTATATTCTCCGCAAAGGAGATGTTAAAGCAAGACAAGGAGTTGGTGGAGTTGCATAAGAGATGCGTTAAAACCTACTTAGTTCAACGTTCACTTAAACATAGGAAGATTAAGAAGTTCTTTATTGTATACGACTGGTATATTAACACCAGTAACATAAGAAACTTCTTTTTCAGGCCTGTACCAATATTTGTGCAGGCATTACTCTTGGGACAATTAGACGAAATATCAGATTATGTAAATAAAGACGGTTATGGTAAGAAACATAAGAAAAGAAGAAATAGAAAAGGTTGAGGTAACTTATATCAAAGGTAAGTATGCCTATAAAACCCAATACAATGTAATTAGTGGGAAGAAGCATGAGATACTTTATGCAGGACCAGTTAATGATTTGCAACCTGCACTAGAGAATATTCTGATGCTGGTTAGAAATCCAACCAGAAGAATCTGTACAGATTCTAGAAAGACACTAAGGAAACTTGAGGAAAAGGCAACTAACCTAAATAACTTCAAGGACCAAGGTATAACCCATATAATAATCTACATATGTTCACGAATATAGTCAAAGACCTATACATAGGTAAATCGAAACTAAATATCCGATTTCAGAATCAAATCATAGAGCCTGAAACCATAGTAGACAGTTTGGGTGTACCTTACCCTAAATTAAAGGAATACCCTACCTTTCCGGACTATGCAATAATAGGTAACTTTGATGGCAAGGATATTTTTAACATTCAAGTGGGAGAAAACCCTCACATGTTATTAATCACAGGAATCCCCAAAGGTGCCAAGACTTTAGATTGGTACAGGGTAAAGGAAGCAATCTGGTCCTCCTATTATGAGGATAATTACCGAGGATATTTATTTCAGGTCCAGGATGCAACCAAGAAAGTAACACTAAAGGCTTATCCTTTAGAAACAATTAAAGAGTAAATATATGGAAGCAATAGATTACGTAAAGTTATTTAAACTCGACCAAGAGAATTACGACTTCAAAAGGGAAGAGTTTATTTCCGAATTGGGTAAAGAGTTTCTAGATTATTGCCAAACTACTACCATTGGCATTAACCCTAAGACTCATAAGTTATATTATTATCGGTTCAAGGAAATCATTAAGAATTTCGAAAGTAAATTCTGGGCAATATCCAAGCTTAAAGTAGGTGAAGGATTTACACAGAACCTATGGAATGCTTTCTTTGCTACTCAGGTAGTACCTTTAAGAGCAAAGATGTTCCCAGATATCCAACAGTTCATTGAAAAAAGGAAGAAGGAATACCTCAATGAACAAGACAAAAAACAATCTACCTATAAAAAGGGAAGTCATGGCAAAGGAAATCCTAGACCTTCACGGCAATAAATTTATTGCCAAGGATTGGAAACTTTGCCTTAGTATTCCGATAGGCAAATGTGATAAATTAATTTTCACCAGGGATTATGTCTCTGGTGATTCTTTTAATTTGGCAGTGAAAAAGAAAACCTATAAGGCATATTTCTATAACCTTAGTATTAATTGCTATGTATGTTATAAGTTAGAGCTAGTAGGATATGATGAATCTAAAGATATAAGAAAGGCTTATTTATATGGCAAAAGAAGATAAGATAACAAGATTCCCTCGTCCTATGGGTACTACTGCAATGGCTTTAGAATACCAGAAGACACATGAAGAGGAAGCATTGATTAAGGTACAGAATTACCTTATTAATCAGTGGTTAATGGGTAATGGTGTTTTGTGTGGAGTAACCTATGATATCAATTCATTCTCTAATAGATTAGGGATTGATATAGAATATGTACGAGTATTCATGAGAGACAGATTATTGTCTTCTAGAATATGGGATAAAGATAAACAGGAAGAATTACTTAACGCGTTATTGGGAGAACAACTAGCATGGGCATTAGAGGATAGAATGGAGATATCTCACCAGTTGCAAATCTTAAGAGATTCCCAAGGAGGTAAATATACTCCTTTCATTTCGTCCGAGGTTAATAAGACATTGAAGCTTAAGTTGGAATCTTCTACATCATTACAATCAATCATTCGTAATCTTACTGGAGGCAATACAACTAATATCTTCAATCAGTTCAATCAACAGAATAATCTCAATGCTGAGAATACTATCTCGATAGAGGAAGCAAGAACTATCGTATTAGAATCTCAAAAGGTACTTACTAAAACTGAAGAAGCAAAACTCTTAGAGGACAAATACGATATCAATTCATTGCCTGAAGTAGTTGCAACTAAGCAAGAGGGAGTAGATACGTCCAAGGAGGGCCTTAATCTTAATAAGAAAGAACTCAATCAAATCACAGATAACTATAAGGCTGCTATGGAAATATCCTCTAAAGAACACCATGAATTGCGTAGGGAGATTGAAATGAGGATTGATACTGATTCTTATGACCCAGAGATGGATAGGTACTTAGAGGATGATGAAATACTAGAAGCAGAAGAAGATACATCCCTTGCTGCATCATTCCTAAACAAAAGAAAATAACTTAGAGGCTACCTATTAATGGTGGCCTCAGTTGTGTATATACGGATTTGCATATTAAATTTAAAAGTATTATATTTGCATATCAATTTTAAAAATAGACAAATATATGGAAACATTAGACCTCGAATGTAAAAAGACCAAGATTAAGAACATCAATCAAGGTACTTACTTTAAACTTAAACCCACTACTACTGCACCAGTATGGGTAAGAGGAGAATATGAACGCTCATTAGGCAAATATTCTTGCTTTAAATTCGATGATACCAACCATGAGAAATTCATGAAAGGTTCTCAGGACGTATATATTAACTTTACATTTTAACACGTGTTCAACTTATTCAGAAAGAAAAAGAAAATCAGAGTAATTAAAAGCCGCAGACTTATTACTCTACAAAAGTTAGAAGGTATGGAAGATACCTTTAACATTGCCATGCACTTTGAGTTAGAAGATTTTCATTCAAGAGTTCAAACGATACTCAATGAACTTCATATATATGATGACCGGGTATATGTTAATGCGTACAAAGAATACCAAGACCATTACAAGGTATATGATAGAGTACCAGACTTATTGCTCTATAAAATACCAGTATTATTTGCTAATTCATACCCGGGAATTGAGGCACAGACAGATAAAGACTTTGCTTACCAATTCTACATTCCAGATATGTCTTACTATGAGGCTCTACCAAAAGAGTTTAGATTGAATGAGGAGATTGAGGATAATTTTAAATCTATGTATTCAAAGGTATATCCATATTTACCAGATAGTAAGGTATCAGTAAATGAATACATAGATATCATCCGGTTTAATTATTGCAAGAACTGGGATGTACTCTGGAATAATCCCCAATCAATCAGAAACTACTTCGATGAATGTATGGATATCATTATGTCATTTGCAGATGAAGATTGCTTGGTAATAGTAAGTAATATCCTTGAAAGATGTGCTGAAGAACTCAAAGAGAAATTACGAACCCTTAAAAATAACAAAGATGAACAAGTTTAGATTCAAGGTATCTACCATGTTAGAACAGGTAGAGGACGATTACATTAAATTCGTTGGAGATAATTATGGTGTAAACCGGGATGAGTTCCTTAAAGACTTCAAGGCTAAACTTAATCTTGAAAGTCATCATGTATCTACAGTACATGCAGAATTACTTGAATACGAACCAAATCGTATCATCATTCAGACCTCTAAGTATAATACCATATCAAGGGAATACAAAGACCATTACCTTTGGGTATTTACTAATAAGGGAGACAGAAAGTACGATTGGGACTTAAACAGATTCCGGGCTCTACCTCAGTAATTTAAAGATAGATTATTAATTTGTTTGCAGATTAAAATATTATTTTTATATTTGTACATGAATTAATAATCTATCAAAATTTTATAACTATGCAAACCAAGTATTACTTAACCTTCGAACAAGTTGGAATCATTAGACGTATTCCACCTTAAGGAACAGGACCCCGATATGCAGGGAATCTTAGATGCCTTTATCAAAGCCTTCAGAATCGCTAACGAATTGGGAGATGAGGAAGAAGTTACTACTCCAGACTTAATCAATGCTCTTCAACACTGTGATACTATCTACATTGATACAGTAGAAATCTACGAAGAAGGATTCGAAATGATTGAACAAAAGGTTCCTCTTGGAGATGCAGGCCAATGCGTAAGGACTCTCATACAGCTTATCAATTACGAGGAGGCTTTTGACATATCTGCTGACAACCTGGCTCGAGAACTAAGAACCAGTATGAAATTTCATTGGAGACAACTCAACCCAGGTAGTTCAGAACCTGACCCAGCTTTCGTAAAACAATTTACCGAAGGAGTTATTGACAAACTTCGAAGAAAACTTTAATCGAACTTCTTAAAGGGCAGTCTAACCCACTGCCTTTTCTTGTGTGTAGAACCTCAGCTATTATAAAATAAAAGTAAGAATATAGTAATATTTAAAATAAAATTCTTATATTTGTAGTGTAATAATTAAACAATAAAAATATGAAAACAACAGCATCCAAATCCTCTATCCAGAACCTGGAAGAGGTACTTCAAAGGTTTATCAATAACAAAAACACTTTCTCTCTTACAGAGGAGGAAAATGAAATGCTAAAGGAAAACCTATTTGAACTACTCAGTAAGGTATACGATAACTACCAACTAGCTTGCATCGATATCAATCAAATCTGGGTATATGAAACTTGCTACTATACTTTCACATTCGAAAGCTTGGTAACAGTAGACCGACCAAGAGAAAACATCATTGCCGATGGCTGCATACGATTTATGCAAAATTTTACCGATGGTGACGGTATCTTTATCTCATTCACCAAGCTGGATAAAAATCATTGGGTTTACCAACTTAACTTCAGAATATCATGAACGAAGAAGAATTAAAATCTCTGGCCTTACAGTTACATAAGGCACAGATACAAGAATATCCCTGGGTCTCAGCAGACCCAGAGGATGCTGAATCCTATATTAGGACTTATGGAGATACTAACGTACACTTGTACTACGATTATTTACTTGCTAACAACATAGGAGAAGTAGAAGAATGACAATTAGAGCTATTTTAGAAACAGAGACCATGGACCCTGACTTCAAGGAACCATTTTTAAACGGAATGCCCTTTGACATTACCGAGTCAACATTTGATAGAATCGTACGCTATGCTTCTGGATGTACCGATGTTCAACAACCAGATGTAATTGCTATGGTCATTCAACACTCTTTAGATAACCGTAAGGAGTTATCAGAATTACTAAATACATGTAATCATACTACACAAATGAGAGTACTCATACCAGTACCAATCTCTTCAATTACCTTTATCAATCAGTACCAAAATACTCTTAAAAAGGCATTAAAGGAGAGAATCAAAGGAACACTGGATGGCCTATCAAAAGAACAACGTGCAGAACTCCTTAATGAGGTACTTAATGAAACTTTAAATGAGGGTTCCCTTAACGACGATTAACCAGTTGTTTTCATATCTATCCCAGAGGCAGGACTCTAATTCATACAGAGCCTGCCTCTACCTCAGTTATATTTGCATATATTATTTATTATTCTTACATTTGTAGTGAGAAATAAAATATATTATTCATTTTAAAATAGACAACAACATGGTTAATCTTTACAAACTCACCAACTTACTTGAATCTGGGATGACCATATTCCAGCTCAATCAATGGAAAAACGAAGGTATCTGGTATCCAATTACCCAATACAAAAAGGAATCAAACGAAATCGAGGTAGTCACCAACGTATTTACTCCTCTATCCGAGGAAAATCCAAGATTCCATATTCAACTATCAGCTAACTATGATACAGAAAAAGCCGAATGGAATCAATTTCTAGAGGATAACCAATGGAAACTTTATCCATTGCTCAGGAATATACTTAATGTATTCTTACCACCACATGAACCCGGGTACCGTATCTTATATACATTATACCCCGAAGGTTTCTTATCAGTAATTGCCGAACCATTAAAATCAGAGGAGGCCTAACTATGTCACAGTCAAAAACTTATCTTAAATTTAAAGAGACACGTTCCCAAGAGGACCTTGAAACTCTTAACTCATATCTCAAACGTTTATCAGAAATATCCGATATACTCAATGGAGACGAGGACTTGGATAATGAAACCGAAAACAAACTATATGACGAGGATGAGGATCTTACAGATAAAACAGTCCGGCTAATATTCGGAGACGTATTTTTCGTATTTGCCGGGGAATATAACCTTGACGGGTACGATTCCTGGGAGGATACTATCGAGGACCTAATCGAGGACTTATGTACAACCTATCAGGAATTACATGAAGCCTAATATTATACTTATCTTAGTCATGGGAGGAATTATCCTAATAATGGGTGCATCCTCCCATCCTACTAGTAAAGAACCTTTAACTTATGAGAATATTCATTGCTTAATATTAATAATATGCTAGAACAGTCTAAATTCTTAGTATCCTTCGATTGTCAAAACGAAAAATTCTGTGAGGAACTTATAATCACTTACAGAACTGAAGAACTAAGGCCATATCTAATATTCCCAAGGGTAAAACTAAATCCCAACCATCTTCATGTATATCATACCAAAAGGATACTTTCAGAACTTATAGGTATGCCATACTCTTCAATCGAGATAGTTGACCTTATAAGGCTTCAGTAGGTAATCGAGGTTATTGCATATATTATTTATTATTTCTATATTTGCATATCATTAATATTTTAAATATAGACGTTATGAAAGAAGAAAGTAAATTAATCGAATTATTTAAAAAATACCCCGGAATTGCTGCACGCATACGGAGGTCATTTGCTTATCACTACGACCAAATCCAACGGGAAATCAAATCCGAGGTTGCTACAATTAACAAAGACGATGCTGCAACCATTATCGATTATACTACCGAATACATGGAGGAATCCATGGGTTGGCCTGATGCCGATGACCAAACAACATTAACCAATAAAACTTATAACATCATGACAACATTAAATTCAACCTCAGTTCTTGCATCAATCATTGCACAAAATCCCTATCATATTATCTCTATCCAAGGTCAAATGCCTATGTCACATGCTCAAAATACATATGACTTCGAAATTGCCGAGGATGACCCACATTACGAGGAGATATTGGATTATTCACTCGAAATGCTCTGGGTATATACCTATGCCGATAAGGAATCCCTGGAACTTGACCTAATGGAAATCCTCAATCAAATGGATTTGCTCAGAGGCTGCGATGACCAATACTTCGATTATAACGTAGACGAAGTAGACATGGTACTCTACGGTGCAACCATTATCCAGGAACAGGAAAAATACAAACCTCTTATCATGCAAAAATTCCAATACTACAAGGATAATTTCAACGAGGAAGAACATGCCGAGGAAATCGAATATTACCTTAACTTTCTCGAAAAACCAGAAACTCTTTACACTTTCACTGAAAATACTATCAACTTTTTCAAATCCCTTATCAAATGAGAACTAAACTTATAATCCTAACATCAATTGCCATGGCTCTAGTAGTCATGGCTTTCCCTACCAATAAATTCCAACCTAAAACAGTATGGGAACACTACTGCAAATATACATTGCATATACATCCATCACAGGCAACCGAGGACCAATATGATTACTTCCTTGATTGCTGGTCAGGAGATGACGAATACCAATATCTCTATGACTACTACGAGAAAAAATACCCAGAGTATAACCAAGAACTAAAACATTACGGAAAATGAAACTAAAAATCACAACCTTAGTAATCGTAGAAGAGGGCCAAGTCCAAGACATCTACCATTCACTTGAAGATAACCAAGACAAGGCTTATCAAGAAATCATAGACCAGGTAAATGCCGAATACGGAGACGGAGGAGTATTACAATTCTATTCTCTACAGGGTATCAAGGAATACTTCGAAATCGTACATATCCAAACCCAAGAACTAACATCAATAGGATTCAAAACCGCAATATTAGACCTATGAAAAAGAAATCCAAGAACCAAGTATACATACCTCACCAGGATAAATGGAATGAACACTTTCCTACTCCAGGTAAACCAAACCCCAATTACTACACAGACTCAGGTGCAACCTTCAACAAGCACCTACGTACCCAAAACAAATTAAAACAGAAAAGGAAATGAAAACCCTACTACTAATCCCAGTAATCCTATATACCTGGTTATCATTAACCTACAGGGATAAGATATACCATCAAATACCAAACCCCACCAACAAACAAAAACACATATACTTAATCCTACAAGGCCTACAGATAATCCTATTAATCCTATTAGAGACCTTAATCCTAAGAATACCAAACTACTAACCCACCAAACAAAAACAAATATCAAAATAAATACTAAAGCCCAGTATGAACAATAAACAAAATCATACTGGGCCTAACTATGTTACATAATACCTAATATCACCAATCATATAATCAATATACATATAACTAATATAATATTGAAGGCCTTCCGGGGGTGTTGGGATTAAGGCAAACTTCTAGGCCTAGCCCCCCTATCACTATACAACACCACTACTCTATAGCTATCTAACACATATGTCTCATAGCCTTTAGTCATTATAACCAATTGCCTAAAAGGCCCACAACTAAGGCCCATTGGGGTACCTAAATCCGATAAATCCTAGACCCCTAATGGCCGCTTATTATATATAATAAGTATATAAAAAGGCAATCGGATTTGTAGGATTAGGCAATAATTTGGGGTACCTTTTTATATAAAATTAGGTACCTATTTTGTCGGATTGGGGCCCCAGGATTTAATAAATTTAAGGCAATTTTAGGCCTCCAAGGCAATAGGATTATATAAAATTGTAGGCCATTCAAGGTACCTAAAACTAGTAAGTATGTTATTAATGGCCCTTGTAATTAGTTAAAAAGAAACTTTAGATTGCTAGAAGGTATATGTTTTATGTAACTGTTTGATTACTAATAAGTTAAGTAGCCTTAAGACATTATACATTAAGGGCCTCAGTAGGATTTGCATAAATAAATAAAAAGCATTATATTTGCACTATAAACAATTAAAAATATAAAGATATGAAAACAGTACAATTTAATGCAAACAACATCCTTTGCGGTAACAATTATCCTATTGCCTATTATTATCCTATGGCCAAGGACCTGGTAGTTATCTCTACTGGCCATGACGATTCTATTATCGATGACTCTATGGGTTACTCAGAATATATCATTCCTATCCTAGAAGCCATTCAAAAGACTTCTATTAAGGTATACCGGTTATATCTTGCTTCGATTACTTCTACGGTTACCGATTATAAAGGTACTCATACCTGGGTCTTCACTACAGGCACTACATATTCCGATGCCGATATCGAATATATCCAGGCTGCCTTATACAATGTATTCTGCGAAAACAATGACCAATGCGAACCAATCGTAAACTACGTTAACAATACATTTATCATAACCGACATCTATTCCTGCTAATCGCTATGGGAGCTCTATATATTTTATCTCAGGCCTTACAAGGCAATATTACAATGATACTTGCCTTACTCTTTATGCTATCTCCTGCTATAGTTGCCTTGATAGCTATATTCAAATCTCGCTAACTATGTTACACCTAAGCCCATGCCTATCTAGGGTACTGGGCTTTTCTTATGTAGCCTAACTCTAGGCCATCATGGGACTTGCTAAGGCTTACCATAGGCCTAACTACAGACCTATAGGCCATAGTACTCTATAGACTCTATAGATGGCCATGGGCATTATAGGATTGCCTACTAGTCACCTAATGGCCTTTATGTAATGTAATATACAGATAATAACTACCGGACTGTATGGGGCCTCCGAATTTCTAAAGTGGTACCTATACCAACTCCTTCCCTATACCCATCAATATACTCATATTGCCTACCCACAACCATGCCCCCAATTCAAACCCCTAAAACCTACTTGCATAAAATTCTCACGAAATTATTAAAAAATAGTTCTTAAAAATTTCTCAAAAAAAAATCTCAAAATGTTTTGCAGATATAAATATATTTCTTATCTTTGTATTGTTGAAAAAGCAAAGAGATATTTAAAATTTTGATTAACAATTTTTAAAAAAAAAATTCTCTGAAAATTTTGTAGATTAAAATATAAATCGTATCTTTGTAATGTAATCAAAAAGCAATATTTGACATATTGAAACAATATAAAATTAATTTATTCCTTTTCTCTTTTTCTTATAAATCTTTTAGTTTTATAGAGAAAAGGATATAATAAAATAAACATAAAAACTAAAAGTATTTTATTATGGAAGAATTAAAAAATGTAGTAGTAGAAAAAGAAGTTGCTAACAACAAAGTAAACAAAGTTAGTGTAAATAAAGCAAAAGCACAAGCAAAAACAAACAATATTCTTTATAAGGATATTTTAGCTAATTTAAATAAATCTACTGAAGGACTTTTAAAAACCTCTTTCGGTGTAAAAAAATCAGATATTTACAAAGAAGAAGTTTTTTCAGAACTTTCAGATAAAGAGAAAAAAGTTGCTCGAAAGAAATTTCGTAATACAATTCTTTCATTGTCCGAAAGTTTGACACAAGAAAAGGACAAAACTCGCTTAGAAAAACTAAAAAAAGCGTTTTTAGATTTTTACAAACAAGTTTACAAAGTAAATGATTTTTCGCTTTCTTCTGTTTGTTCTGAAAATATGAAAGAAACAAACAAAGAAATTTTGAAAAAGGCTTTACAAATCGTGAAAAAATAAATCAATGTTTAACTAAAGTAGGGATTTAGTTCCCTACTTAAAAATTATAAATCATTATGAAAACAATTAAATTTTTACAAGAAAGTTTTGAAACAAAAGAAAGATTTCAACAAGAAATTAGCATTAAATATTGATTCAGATAATCAAATAAGATTTTTATTATAAGCAACTAAATTATAATTAATTCTTAAAATTAAATAATATGATACATTTATTTTGGTATGCCATCGGTGTAATTTTTGGTTTTTTTGCATTTTGTTTATTTGCTTATCATTTAATTAAAGTAAACAAATATAGATTTGTAGAAGAAACTACAAATGATTTAGAATTTAGTTTGATAAGTGATAAAGATTATTACTATTTATCCGAATATTTAGACGAACACGATGATTTAATCGATTATATTTATAGTTATCCTTTAGATAAAACAACTTTTAAAAATATTTGTTTGTTTGTTTGTTATTTAATTTTTGATAGTAAAATATTATTATCAAAGAATTTAAATAAATAATAAAAATAAAATAAAAAAGTAAGGGAATGTTTGTCCCTTACTTTTTATTTTTGAATGTTAATTTTAACGTAACCGTTAGCCCCTTTTAGTACCTCAACTTTTTAACACCTCGTCTTAAGGGTACCCCGTTTTTAGTACCACACCAAAATCGCTCCTCGCTTAAAGAGGTACCCCGATTATCCCACAAACCCCACAACACACAAAGAAGCCAGAGACCTAATATCCCTGGCATCTCAATCCCTATAAAATGGTATCCAATATCTTCTTAACCCTATCCTTCCCTAAGACCCTCCTACCATTATTTATCTCATAGAAGAAAAGATAATACATCTCAAGTTCTTCCATCCAAATCCTATCCCCTCCCTCCAATAATGGTTCTATTCTCATCATATCCTCAGGATTAATCCATAACCGATACCAAACCCTATTACCTTCAGAACATCTTAGGATTCTCTTATGGTCATCATCCCTTATCGCTGTTACCTTTACCATATCCTTTAAACATTTCTTGGTTCATCCTAAATCCAGGCCTAGATATAATCATCCTCTGGATATCATGTATCTTCATCGCTATCTCATTTGCCTCCATCGGATGATTGATAGGTAATGCCAAAAACCTATTCCAAATCTCTTCGGTAAGCATAAGGATTTCCTCTTCCTCTTTGGTAAGCTTTGCTAAATCTTCCATACTCAATACATTATAGGTTCATCTTCAAAGGTAAGAGGAGGGAGCTCTGGTTCTCCCTCTCTTTTAATTCTCTCTAAATCCTCTAAGGCACACTCTAGTATTTTAATACGGTTATCATTATGTTCCTTAGATATAGGAAACCAGAATGCTGTTCCTAGAAGGTATTCATATCCTTCTAGGTTTTCTAATGGCATTCTATACCATATCCTACCTTCAATTCTTAATCCTTCTCCTTGCAATTTTATGATGGTAGGGTTATAATAACCAAAGTATACTATCTCGATATTAAACCTTTGTGGGGTGAACCATGGTTTAATTACATTTCTCCATAGGAAAACTTCTTCGACTAATGCAAATTCTCTACTGATAGTTCTGCTTACATCCATTAGGTCAGCACATAATCCTCTTGGAGAATCGGGTATATTAAGCCTTCCATATAGGACTGCTTCAAATGTATTCTTTACTGGAAGATAGTAATTTCTTATCCTTTCTTCGATTACCTTATTCTCTTTGGAATTATAATCGATTGCAGTGTACGTAGGCTTTTCCATCCTTCTCTAATTTTCTTTCAAACCATTGGCAGGTAATACACTTTGGGCTTCCTACCATTACTTCTGTCTCTCCCTTAATTACTGGACATGGGTTGGTAAGCTTCTTTTGCCTACCTACCTTCTTCGTTGTTATTTCTCTGTTCATAGTTCTTAAAGTATGTGATTAGTAAATATATCGGAAATAGAGGCATGATTAACCAGATAGTTAGGAAAAAGAACCCCACCCTTTTCATTGGGTGGGATGAGGTAATTACTCTGGTCATAAACCATGCAGGTATAAAACATATGGCATATATAATGCCTAAGATTATCCAGGTTATCATTGTTCAAAGTACTTATTTACGATTTTGGATATCTTCTTATCTAACTCTACTATTAGTTCGCTGAACTCTTTATCCTTCATATCTTTTATCTTGGCTTCGATAAATTCCAGGTTTCTCTTAATAGAGAAATAAGATTTGAAGGCTTGGTAATCCAATTCAGATTTATCTGTTAGAGGTAATATCATACTTGATTTACCATCTAACCTTGTATAGAACCCATCTGGTCCAATAGTTCTTGATACTTTTACTTTATTGCTCAGGATTGCAAACCCACCTTTCTTGTCGATGGTTTCTACCTTTACCTTTTCCATTAAGGTTTTGCCATCAGAGAAAATGACTTCTTCACCCTCCTTTAGCTTTTTGGTTTCTTTGTTCTTTTTCATATCTTTATTAATTAGTTTATGCAAATATACGAAATTATTTATTATCTGTATAATTTTGAATCATAAATTTTAAATCCTCTGAGGTAAAGGATTTGCGACTTAAGAGTTCCATAAGTTCTACAGGAGTAAGGATTATTCCATTTGGAGTAAAAAGTCCTCTAGAGTGTTCTGGAATTATGCCCTGGAATCCCCAATTGTTATATGAGTTAATAATCATGGAATTATCTCCGGTGAGCATAGCAATGTAATTTTCTGAAGTTTTAATACGTTCTCTTCTGAAAGTACCAACTTCTATCCATAAGGAATTAAGATGGATAGTGTAATGACGATAATCCGGAGTGATTAATGGGAGGATTTCCATCGAAAAATCCTTTCTTACCTTATCATCTTCTTCTTTAATGTTATGCCAGAAAGCACAATGAAAGCAAAGTTGTTTGGCTTCCATTATTTTAGGGATTGCCCTAGATAATTCGTACTGATGCAAGTCGATAGGTTCATTGCATAGGTGACATTTTTCAGTTTCCATATTTCTACATTATTAAATTATATAGGATAATAGAACCTAAAGAACCCTCCTAAGTATGGTATTCAGCAATACTTTCTAATCTTTAATGAACTTTAAAATATAACGTTATGGATAAGTTAACTAATGAAATGATTGTGGCTCTAGCCAATGATTTGGGACTAGAACCAGCCTTGCTTAAAGCAGTACAACTGGTAGAAGCAGCAGGCAGAGATGGATTTTTAGTAGATGGTAGACCTCAAATTCTATTCGAAGGTCACATTATGTACAAGGAAATCAAGAACAAATTCGGTTTGGACAAGGCAGTTGCTGCTCAAAAGAGTTATCCTACCATTTGTTTCCCGAAATGGGACAAATCTAAGTATCTTGGTGGAGCTCATGAGTACAAAAGACTCGAAATTGCTAAGGAAATTGATGAAGAATGTGCTCTAAAGTCAGCTTCTTGGGGAATGTTTCAGATTATGGGCTTCAATTTTGCCTATTGTGGGTGTAAAAATGTCTTTGATTTCGTCAAAAAGATGGAAGAATCTCATGCTTCTCAGCTGAAATTGATGTATTATTACATGAATAATACCAGTTGTTTGAAGAACTTGAAGGAACATGACTGGGCAGGCTTTGCTCGGAAGTATAATGGTCCTGGTTATGCTGAAAATGCCTATGACCAGAAGTTAAAAAACGCTTACGAAAACTTTAAAAACAAGATATAATGAAGGTAATCTACAACAAATTTATACCTTTCAAAGGGTATAAAGCCATGAATTTGTTCGGCATCGTATTTGTAAGAAAAGGGGCCAAGTTTGATGCCTATGATTACAACCATGAGAAGATACATCTCAAGCAAATGCAAGAGATGTTGTGGATTTTCTACTACTTGTGGTATGCAATCGAGTACTTAATCATCATGTTCTTCGCTAAATGGAACAAACAAAGCGAAAGATACCATGATGTAAGCTTCGAAGAGGAAGCCCATAATAATGACCACGACTTGGAGTATATCCGAACTCGTAAACATTATTCCTGGGTTAAGTATGTAAAACTTAGAAGTTATAAGAAGTGAAAGAGTTAAAAGTATTAGGAGTGTGCGCTGGACAGGGTGCACTCCTGTTCCCTTTCAGGGAACATCTGATTGGGAATATAGAAATAAGAGGAGTATTCCATACTCCGGGTGAAGAGCAATGGAAGGCTAATTTTGGTGATATACCTTTCCATAAAGGCTTCTGTTTACAAGAGTTTGATAAGAAAGTAGATATTATTTTATCTTCTCCAGACTGTGGTCATAGTTCTGTAATGAGGTTATCTAAGGTAAAAGAATTGGGTAACCCCAAGGATAACAGAAGTTTAAATCTAGTAATTGCTGCAATATTAGAATATAAGCCTAAGATTTTTCTTATTGAAAATCTTCCTCGTTTGCTATCTTTGCTTCCTTATGAGTTCTTTAATTTAACCTTTAAGGACTATAAACTTATTTTTCATGAAAGGTCAGTTTCTGACTATGGGAACTCTCAAGTATCAAGGAAACGTTTAATTGTCATTGGAGTGCATAAGAAAACCGGTAAGAAATACTTGAATGCTTTTGATGAAGTATTCCAAGTAAAAACTCCAAAACTTACTAGAGACTTGCTCTTTGTATCTCCTTACGGGAGTAATTATAACATTCCGATAGAAAAGACCCTTGCAATGTATGACTATCGAAAGCTTCCGGAAAAGAAGAATCTGACCGTTGAGAAGATTCAAGTATTATGGAATAGTGCTTTCAAGCAAGAGAAGAAATGGCCCATTAAGACTGCTAAGATGAGTACACTCCCGGGAGTGTATCGATTGGAGTTAGATAAACCACCTCTAACTTTAAGACCTGCAGATAGGCAATTTAGACCAGATGGATATCCTCTTGGGATTAATGATTTCAAGGCAATCATGGGATTTCCCAAACAGTTTAAGATTTACATTGACCAAGAGAATTACCTTTACTGGTTAAACAAAGCAAGGTATACCATTGCCAAAGGTTCCGTGTTTGAAATTGCAATCTGGTTCAAGCGTTGTTTGAAACAAGCTGAGTCAAGTAAGTAAGGTATTTATTAGGATTAGACTTAATTAGTTTAATTTTACGACTTACTACTTTATAAGGTACTTTAAATTGATTACAGATATTGGATATTGAGTTACCAGCTTCGTAAGACTTATACCAATTTAATATATCTTCGATAGAATACTTACTTGCATTACCAATACGGATGCTACCATACATGGAATTAAGTTTACCAGACATAAAACCTTTTGGTTTGTGTCTTTTTAATCCTTTAGTAATGTGATTACATTCTCTCATCTGGGCATTGTCTTTAGCTGTACCCCATTGAAGATTTTTGTAGTGATTGTTAGTACCTACATCATCCTTATGACATACAAATGGTAGGTTCAGGGGATTTGGGATATAAACCTTTGCAACTAGTTTATGAACTTGAGCAGTATATACTTTCCTATCATGGGGTTTGTAAAGAGATACTTGGTATTTACCAGTTTTCTTTTGATACAGCTTAAGTTCATGCCAAGTGTTTGAATATATTCTTCTACAACCCTTTGAACCTGTATCAAATGAGAACTGGATTCTACTAAATACTCGACCTCGTTTGGAAATGTAATAACCAGGAAATCCTGAGATGTTATCTTTTTTCATAGGTAATAATTTTGTATTTCAAAAGGAAATAGTACGAAGTCGTCTAAAAGGTACCCAACTTAAGGTTACTAGTTTTAGCTTTATATAGAAAGTATTCTATATAAGTCCAAACACTGCCTTGAAAAATATAGATATATAATATACTACGTATATATATCTATATTTTTATATACGTATATAGCTATTGTTTGTAGTAGATATTAGATGTTATGTTTTAGGATATAGGAAATTTATCTCACTACGTTCGATAAAAGGTAATCGCTAAGCGATTACCGATAGTAAGTATAATTTAAATTTTTTCGCAAGCGATGAAATCAGATTTTAAAAACAAGTGGAAGAATGTAGTGTTCCTTCTACTACTAGGATTTACTATTTACCTTTGCTTCAGGAATTACAAACTGAATTCATATATCAGACAACTTCCTGATTCATCGGTCATTGGCATTCCTGATACAATCAAACTGAAAGAGAACTTCAAGCCCCAATCACCATATACACAATTGGTTCAGCCCCAGAGAATTCTTCTCTACGACTTCTATCGAAACAGTAGCAATTCGACTAAACCCCAAGCTTCTGATTCAACAGCGGTTACTTCGAATAGAATTAGTAGAGAAGATTCTTTGGTCCAATTTACCTTGGATAAAAACCAATTGAACCTAAGTTTATTCAACAAGGAAACAAACTCCTATTCAACGAGAATGTTTAACATGGACTTAGGTAAGTATAAGTACAATTGGTATGAAGGTCAATTAACTCAAAAAAGAATTAGAAAACTAACTCTAAGTCCATACGTTTATGGTAAATATAGGGTCTTTAATCAAATGTTAGACATAGGGACAGGCCTTTCAATCAAGACTACTAATTTCAATTATAAACTTGGTATAAATGCTTTTCATTATCCGAAGTTCTTTTCGGGAATAAAAGCTGACTTAGAGTTTTCAGTAACATATAACTTTTGATTATGGCAAAGAAGATTAACATAGAAACTAACACATCTGCTCTTACAAGGGAAGAACTAGCAACACTTGCTAAAGTTAGTAATGATGTTTTTTACTTTAGCCTTTTCACTTATGTGATACACCCTATGAGGGGAAAGGTAAGATTTGAACTTTACCCGTATCAAAAATCGGTTCTGTATAACTTCGTAAAAGAACGTTTCAATATTCTGCTTAAGTTCAGGCAGGCAGGTATTACGGAGCTTATATCTATGTACTGCCTATGGTTGGCAATGTATCATCCTAACAAGAAGATTAACATTATCTCAATCAAGGACACAACAGCAAAGAAGGTACTTAAGAAGATTAAGTTCATGTACAAAAACCTGCCATGGTATTTACAGACACCGATTATAAATGGTCGTTCGGGAGAATATGGTTCTGCATCAATGATAGAGTTCGATAATGGCTCATTCATAGAATCTATCCCAACGTCTTCAGAAGCCGGTCGTTCAGAATCTCTATCCTTACTGGTAATTGATGAAGCAGCAGTAGTTAGATGGGCAGCCCAAATCTGGGCAGCCGCTTTTCCTACTCTTTCCACTGGTGGAGCTGCTATCATCAATTCCACTCCCTATGGAGTTGGTAACTTTTATCACTCTACTTGGGTTGATGCTATTGCAGGTGGGAATCCATTTAACCCACTTCGATTGTATTGGCAAATGCACCCAGAACGAGACATTAATTGGTATAATGAAATGTCTTCTGCTTTGGGAACTAAAAGAACTGCACAAGAAATCGATGGTGACTTCTTATCATCTGGAAATACGGTCTTCGACTTAGCTGATATCAAAGCTATCGAAGACTGTCTTAGTGATTATCCAGTTATTAAGAAAAGATTCAATGGTCAATATCGGCAATTCTTAGAACCAACACCAGATAAGGAATATTTCATTGGTGCTGACGTTTCAACTGGTAGGTCTTCTGACTACTCTGCATTTACTTGCATGGATAAACAAGGAGAAGAACAAGCAGTATTCAAAGGTAGACTTTCAGTAGATAAGTATGCAAGGTTACTTGGAGATACAGGGCATTTGTTTAACTTTGCTACCATTGCTCCAGAATCCAATGATGTTGGATTAGCAGTAACTTCTGCTCTTCAAACTGAAGGCTATCCAAAACTGTATTACTATCAGAAAATGCTTAAGAAGAAAGGTAAATCTAGACCTGAGGTAGATAAATCTCCAGGATGGTTAACTACACAAAAGAACCGTTCTGTTATTGTAGAGGGACTTGAACAGGATATTCGAGAAGATAATATCACTGTTAAAGATCCTTTCTTTGTTCAAGAAGCATATACCTTCATATATGATGGTTTAGGTAGGCCAGTTGCAATGGGTAAGCATAGAGCTAACAACTCTACAGTAGATGTAGACCTAGAAGGAGATGTATATGCAGATGACTCTATATTCGGTAAAGCAATCTGTAATCACATAAGAAAAGGAAAAACTAACGTAATAGTACAACCGAAATGAAAAAGCTCAATTTTAATTGGAGTTGGGGTAGAAAGAAAGACCCACCTCCTGAATCAAACAAGGAGCCAAGCAAGCCAAAAGCTGCTGCTATATCTCCTGGTAGAGTATCGGTAGATGAAGATAACTCTTTACTCAGTACTCTGAAAGGGATGACCGTAATGGTAGATCCTTCTTTTCGTGTTGAAGTAATCCCTTTGATTCGTGATTTATATAAGGTAAATCCGGATATGGGCATTGCTTTGCAGGATATGTTTAAGTTGGCAAACACCGGTCATACGGTAACATTCCCAAATAATTCAGATGCCGAAGCAGATAAGATGAGAAAACATCTTACCGAAGCTACAAAGAAATGGTCCAGGTATACTGCTGGTATAGACGGTCTAGTTAATAAGATGATTGTACAATGCCTTGTTAGTGGAGCTATATCTGTTGAAGGAGTTCCCAATGATATGTTGGATGGTTTGGACACAGTCTTATTCCTTAGACCCGAGAACATTGTTTTCAAAAGAGAGAACAATGGAGTATATTCTCCTTACCAGAGGAATAAGAATTACTTTGTTAAGCACCAAGATTATATCAAACTAAACCCAGAAACTTATGTGTATGCTGGTATGTTTAATGATACTGATGAACCTTATGGGATTCCTCCTTTTATGGCAGCATTGGATTCATTAAAAGGCCAACATGATATGAAGGTTAACTTCAAACACATAATGGAAATGGTTGGTATGGTAGGATTCTTGGAAGCTAAGATGACTAAACCAGACCAGAATCCAAATGAAAGCTTACAAGCTTATCAATCCCGTCTTGAACGTACCCTAAGAGATTTGAAAAGAAATCTTCGTAATGGTATGAAAGATGGTATAGTAACTGGTTACATTGATGACCATGAGTTTAAACTCAATTCAACTACCAAGGAACTTGGTAATATTGAGAAACCTTGGAACATGAATCAGCAATCAGTTGCAAATGGTTTGGGAGTTAATGGAAACCTTATTGGAGTTAGTTCAACAACGGGAGAGGGAGCAACGGGTATAATGCTGTCTAAATTAATCAGCCAGTTAAAAAATATCCAAATGCTTGTAACTTATGTATTGGATTTTCTTTATTCTCTAGAACTGCGTCTGGCAGGCTTTGATAATAAGGGAATAAAGATATCATGGGGAACTTCAACTATCTCTGATGAAGTTAAGGTTCAACAAGGTCTTCAGTATAAAATCCAAAACCTGGATTTATTATATAAGGCTGGTATCATTAGCCAAGACCAATATGCTTGGGCAATGGGTTATGATTCTCCTGATGAGAATGAACCAAGAGTTTCACTTGAGGACCAATTTGCTAAGGGTAATTCAGACCCTCAAGAGGGAACTAAGAAGAAGCAAAGGCAGGATGATAAAAACCAATCTGCTCGTAGGTCAAGAGATAAAACTAATCCGGCTCCATCTCGTGGAGACCAAAATACAAAAGCAAGATGAGTAAATTTACTAAGAAAAACAAAGAGCATCTTGATTCAATGGTGATTGGCCAGGGTCATACCATTATGGCTGGGTATATCCCAGAATCAGTTGGAGCCCAGGCTTTCTCAGAGAATTATTACAAATGGAAGACTCCGACACCGGATACCATTGCTCAATTTGGATTTTGGGGAGGAGATATAGATTATAATACCTATTATCCAAACCTTGATAAATCAGAACTTACTCCAAAGGATGAAGAGTTCATTGAACCTATGTTCAGATTACTTTCTGAAACGATTGTATCTAAGAACTGGAATCCTACTGACTTTGGTCAGAATGGAGTACTTAAGGCTTCTATGAGAATGTTACTTGGACAAACAGTAAATTGCGACCATGAAACCAATATTGGTAATGCAATTGGAGCTGTATCTCAAGTAATGTGGCAGGAGTCTTATAAGGATGGAAGCTTTACTATACCTGCAGGTATCAACGGTATTTTGAAGATTGATGGTAAAGCTAACCCAAGAATTGCTAGAGGTATTCTTATGGAACCTCCTTCAATTCATAGTAACTCGGTAACAGTACAGTTTAAGTGGGATAAATCACACCCAGGAATGGAAGATGGTGAATTCTATCAAAAACTTGGTACTTATGACTCTAAAGGTGAAATGGTTCGTAGAATAGTTACTGAGGTAGTTCGATATATGGAAACATCCCTGGTATCTCATGGAGCTGATTCATTTGCTCAAAAGATTGGTGAAGATGGTAAAATCATTAATCCAACCTTTGCAAAAAGAACCTGGTCTTCTTATGAGGAATATCGGGATGACAAGTCCAAACAGTACTTCTTTACTGACTACAAAACGGATTTCAACTCATTCCAAGAAAAGGACAATACTCCAGATTCTTTTAATGATAATGGTACCCAAGAAAATCATAATCCTAATAAAGAAAATATGAACAAAGAATTGCAAGAATTTTTAGAAAAGCTTTTCGGAGATAACATGTTATCTCTGGCAGAGGGCAAAGAAATGACTCAGGAAGAAGTTATTTCTTGTATTCAAAGCTTGGTATCATCCAAAAACAGTCTTCAGACAACGGTAGATAATCTTACTACAGAGAAGTCTTCTCTTACAGAACAGATTACCAATCTGAATGCAGAAGTTGCAAACTTGAAGGAAATGGCAACTGTAGGAAAGAATCATATTGCTTCTCTCCGTGAAAGTGCCGTTGCTACTTACAAGAAGCTGATGGGTGACAAAGCCGATGAAACTATTGTTACAATGTTGAATGCCGAAACTACTGGCATCGTTACTCTTATCTCCTTGACTAAGGATTATCAGAGTCGTCTGGAAGAAAAATTCCCAATGGTATGTGCAAGCTGTGGTTCTCATGATGTAAGCCGTGCTTCTTCTGTTGCAGAGAATGAAAATGAGGGTAAAACTGAAAAACCTGCAACTACTTCAAATGCAGAAGCCAAGTCTACTTCGGAAACCCTTGAAGACTTGTACAAGAAGAAATTCAAGTAATAATCGATAAATATCACTGTTATGACTAAAATCGTAAACAAAGACCAGCCAATGACGCTGTTTGGGGAAAAGACCCCAAGAGCGGTGATTTACAAAAGTGAATCACACAAATTGCACCAAGCTTTCTGTGTAAAAGATGGTGAAACAATTTTGCAAGGTATGCCGGTAGCTCTTGGAGAAGACGGTTTAATTGAACCTTACACTGAATCTACTCAGGTATATATCGGAGTGGCAGTAACCGACAATGTAAATCCTGCTTACCAGGCACAGAACAAATTCCCAGTAGAGGTAACTGTTGCTGTAGAAGGTTACATGATTTGTAACTGGGTATCTAATGCTGCTGACTTAAAAGCAGGATATGTAGTTCCCTCTGGTGACTTGCTGAACGACAGATTTGTAAAAGCAAATCAGTCAACAGATGCTACACCTTTCATTGCCATCATACCTGCAGATGAGGCAAACGAGGTAATTCAAGTACTTATTAAATAAGAGAAGAAGAAACATGGAAAAAGTTGATATTTCAAAATTGAAGAGAGAAGACTTCGCAAAAGAACTTCCTCAAATGGTACAACAGTTGGATGCTTACCGTCAAGGTTCACAGAACAAGAAACCTGTGGACATCACATTAGGTGAACTTACCACTGGTAAATGGGGTATTACCCAAGATGAATTGTTCGAGAAGTTGGATATCAATCCGAAAATCGACACAATGGAAAACATCTTCACAATGCCTCAGCAAGATGTTCGTTGGATTGTTCCGGAAATCATTCGTTCTGCCATCACTCTTGGTATGCGCCAGGCTCCGTTCTATCCGGAGATTATTGCTTCTGACCAGTCAATCAGTGGTCTTAGCGCAATCATGCCGATGATTAACATGTCCGATGCTGCTCCTGCAAAGGTTAATGAAGCAGAAACTATCCCATTGGGAGATGTAAGCTTTGGACAGAAATCAGTAAGTCTCTTCAAAATTGGTAAGGGATTCAAACTTACTGATGAAGTTCGTAACTACGTATCTCTTGATGTATTGGCAATCTACCTTCGTGACTTCGGTGTTCAGCTCGGTTATGCAATGGATACTCTGGCCATGGATGTTGTTATCAATGGTAACAAACCAGATGGTTCAGAATCTGCTCCGGTTATCGGTGTATACGAAACTACGAATGGTATCACTTACAAAGATTTGCTGCATATCTGGGTAAGAGCTGCTCGTATGGGACGTAACTTTACTACTATGATTGGTGGTGAAGACCAGGCAATCGAAATGCTGAACTTGCCGGAATTCAAAGAACGTCATTCTGGTACAACTGAAGCTACACTGAATGTGAAGTCTCCGGTACCTAAGAATGCTAACTTCTACATTCACCCGGGAACACCTGACCAAGGTTTGCTGTTGATTGATACAACTGCTGCTTTGATTAAGCTGACTGCAAAACAGTTGATGCTTGAATCAGAAAGAATCGTATCAAATCAGACTCAGGCAATCTATGCCACTCTGACTACAGGCTTCTCTAAGATGTATCAGGATGCTGCATTGATTCTGTCTGCAGAGAAGAAGTTCTCAGAATTTGGATTCCCCGAATTTATGAACATTGACCCGTATCTCTTGGTTAACCTTGAGTAATAATACACCCGGTTTATTTTACAAATAATTCCATTTCTTGATGGGGTAGGTTTTGCGAGGACCTACCCCTAATTTTAAACATCTAAAAACTTAGTAAAATTATGGATAAATATAAAGTAACTGTAGGTGCTAAAGCTTACAGCTTCCATGACCAATCTACAGGTATTACAATTTGTAGAGGAGAAGAAAAAGAATTGAGTGCTCGACAGTACAGAACTAAAAAGATTCAGATGGCTTTGAATTCAGGTCACCTGCGTTTGGTTCTTGATAAGAAAGCTGTCGACAAATACTCCAATGATGACATCGATAAGTTGGAAAAGAAACTGAATGCTCAGTTCGAAAAAGGTATGGAAATCAAAAAGATTGCCAAAGCCTATACTCTCGAAGAAGCAACCCTTATCGCTGCTCGTCACGAAATTGTTGCCGACAAAGGTGATACAGTTGAAACTCTGATTCAGGTTCTGTTGGAAGAGTTCGAAGAATCTAAAAAATAAGATACCATGGACAATCTAGACTTTGTAGCTATTGCGAATGGTCTGGAAGTTTCATTTAGAGTATTAACCAAAGTCCCAGCCAAGGCCATTTTTGACTGGGACTTTGGTGATGATAAGGGGTCCGTTTATGATGTTAAACAACCTACTTATACTTATGAAAAGTCCGGATTCTATACAGTAGCGTTGAACATAACGAACTCCGAAGGACTTAACTTAAATGCAACTAAAACCCTAATTGTAAATACCGAGTCCAAAACTACATTAACTGATAGTATATATAACCTAATCAATTATTACATTCCTTCAGAAATCTCAGATGGTATGTCATCAGAAGAGAAAGCAATGTACATAACTAAATGGCAGTTATATATCCAACCGCTAGTAAATCATATTATCCCACTGGATAAATATAATGATGAGTTAATGTATGAAGCTCTAGAAAACCAACTAATTATGGAATTGGCAGCATGGGATTATCTCAATGTTAAGCTCCTTAATTTATTAACAAGTACAGGAGAATACCTAAGTCAACTTACTTCAACCAAAGAACAAGTTGGTGATGGTTCTTCTAAACCGGAACAAGCTCGAGGTGATAGAATCAAACAAATCACAACTGGGCCTACTGAAGTACAGTACTATGATACACTTGCCGATGCAACATCTTCCCTATGGAAAACATTTTCTCAAGCAATGCAACCTGGTGGTATCATAGACGAGTTAAGAAAAAACCTTTGTATGTTAGCTGGACGATTGGAAATCTACTTACCATTCTGTGACCAAGCAAGTCATGTAGTAGTTCCAAGAGTAGTAGACAGAAGAAGACCTGGATTAATAGATGGGCCAAACCCCAGCTCTCCAGTAAAACGTAATGGTAGAACCTTAATTAGAAAACGATGACCAAGACTCCTCATAGATTGGTTAAGAACCGGTCTTGGGATAGATACAAGAAGATTATAAATGATTTCTTGGATATAGATGCTGGTAGGCAAACTATAACTTGGGCAAAGAATGTAAATCAACTCCTAAGTCATGGAGAAGATGAAATCCCTAAATATTATAATATACCAATCGAGGCATTATGTTATTACAATGCCTTCAGAAACTGGCCTATTAATAAGGCAACAGTAACTGGAGAACTCGATGATGAGAATTTATCAATACTGGTTACTAAATCATATATAGAACAACTGGGACATTTAACTCCAGAAGGCTATTGGGATTTTAACTGGTCTGAAGATAGGTTCGTAATTAATGGTATTACTTATAGACCTTCTGGAGATACACAAGTTGCTCAGGCCAAGGATGAAGCATTAGTCTTCATGGTTATCCTAAAAAGGGACCGAGATACCAAAATACAATTCGTAGAATAAAATTGAAAAGTATATGGCAAAGATGTTAATGTTACGATGGAAACCAGTTAATACCGGAAACGGTATTTGGTTTGATAGTAACCTGATTGTCTTAAACGGTACATCTGGAGTACATATTGAAAGTAAAAAGAGTAATTTAGACGTTACTACTTTTCAGTCTATGACTGGAGGTAAGTTCGTTACATGCTTTCAAGATTACTTTGGAGAAGTTTGGGATAAAATAATACCTCATCCAGGTATTGGTCAGGTGATTAAATTCCGTATCAATCAACTCCCAGATTATTCTATAATCAGAGGCGATATTGAAGACGGGGGAGACCCAGACCCAGAACATCCGGATATTCCAATGAATGCCTTCTGTGGAAAAGAAGGAGAACCATTCAGAGATAAGAATTCGGACTTCTTCTGTGGTAAGCAAGTAATCAATCCTTAAAATAATAATGATATGTACGTAAGTAAGTATTACACAAATGAAGAAATTGACCAAAGACTTTTACAAGGTTATTTCGATGACTTCGTAAAGGCCGGGTTTGCTGGAACTATAAATGAGTTCTGGGCATTCGTTCTTTCTATTACCAATAAGGTAGATAAGAAAGAGGGATACGACTTATCTAAAAATGACTTCACAGATAAACTCAAAGAGAAACTGGATGGCATTGAAGAAAAGGCTAATTACATTACTAAGCTTTCTCAGTTGGAAAATGATACTAAGTTCCAAACTGAAGAGCAGGTAAAACAAGCAATCAGTGACTTGATTGACGGTGCTGATGATGCACTTGATACTTTAAAGGAATTGGCAGAAGCATTGGGAAATGACCCCAATTTTGCTACTACAATTACCAACAAACTAACGGATTTACGTAATGCACTGACCGACGAGATTAACCGAGCTAAGGAGGAGGAAGGGAAACTGAGTACCCAAATTAGCGAGGTTAATTCTAATTTTATCAAGGCAGTGGATTTACTCAATGATAAAATTGATAATGCTGTTACTAACCTTATTAATAAGGTAGATAAGGTAGAGGCAAAAGTTGATAAGAATACTGCTGATATTGCAGACCTTCGGAATGAAACTACTGGTTCATTGGCTGATGCTAAGGCTTATGCTAAGGACTTGGTAGATAAAGAAGCTGAGCTTCGTAAAACGGCTGACGATGCTTTATCAGAAAGTATTCACCAACTGAATACATTGCATATCAATGATAAGGCAGAGCTCAAACAAGACATTGCTGCAGAAGCCCAATTGAGAGCAAATGCAGATGCAAACATTCAGTTGAAACTCACTGAAGAAATCACTAATCGTCAAACTGGTGATGCTGCCTTAGAAAGTAAACTTTCTGATGAGGTAGTAAATCGTAAAGCTGCCGATGAAACTCTTCAGAATTCAATTACCAAAGAGGTTGCTGACCGTACCAATGCAGATAATACCCTCCAGGTAAACATTGATAAAGAGGCTCAAGCTCGGGAATCTGCAGACCAGGTTCTTCAGACTAATATTAATTCTGAAGCTGCAACTCGTACTGCTCAGGACCAAATCCTTGACCAGAAGATAACTGCCTTAAGTGAAAAGACTGATGGTGATAAGTCCGATGTACTTGCTGCTATTGAAGCAGAGAAGGAAGCTCGTATTGCTGCAGATGCCGACCTTAATTCCAAGAAGGTAGATAAAAGAGAAGGTTATTCTTTAACCAAGAATGATTTCACAGATCTCTTGCTTGCTAAATTGAATGGAATCGAGGAACATGCTAATTACATTACCTTGGTATCACAATTGACAAATGATGCTGGTTATCAGACTGAAGCCGAAGTAGAGGCAGCAATCGAAAAGATTATTGGTTCTGCACCAGAAGTACTTGATACTCTGGAAGAGATTGCTAAAGCATTAGGGGATGACCCCAACTTTGCTTCAACTATCACGAAGAAGTTGGCAGCAATTACAGAAAAGGTGAACCAAGAGATTGAAGACCGTACTGCTGCAGACACTACATTACAAGCCAATATTGATAAAGAGGTTGTAGAACGTAAGGAAGCTGATGCTGCTCTTAAGGAAGAACTTAAGGAGTATGTAGATAATTCTTCTGAAACTGGAAACACTGCTCTTCAAGTAGTTAAGGATAACTTGGCAAAAGAAATCCAAGACCGTAAAGATGCCGATACTACCCTGCAAGCAAATATTGATAAAGAAGCCTCAGATAGAAAGGATGCTGATAAAACCCATACTGATAATATTGCTGCTCTTACTCAGCGAGTTTCGGATTTGGCTTTATCAATCCAAGATGCTATCAATACGGTTAAGAATGAGTTAACTGCTCAGGTAAATGCCAATACTACGGCAATTGCTACTAACCAAGCAAATATCACAAAGAACTCTGAGGCAATTACTGCCATGAATAAAACCATTGCCGATAACTACAAGGAAGTTAAGGATATGGTTAATGATGAAATTGTGGACCGTACCAATGGCGATAGTAATCTGAGTTCTCGTATTGATACAACTAATATTGCTCTTGGTACAGAAACAGCAGAACGTAAAGCAGCAGACCAAATTCTTCAAGTAAACCTGGATAAGGAAGTTGGAGACCGTAAGTCTGCAGATACTGCTATTGAAACTAAAATTGAAGGTCAGATATCTAACTTAAGCCAACAGACTTCTTCAGAGATTACTCGGGTAGAGGGTAAGGTTACTCAAGAAGTTAAAGACCGGGAAGCTGCCGATAAAACTCTAAGCGATAGAATTGATTCCTTGGAAACAGGTTCTACTGCAGGTTTAAATGAAATCAAAGCAAAGGTAGATGCTAATACAGTAGCAATTACTACTGAGAAAGACCGAGCAACCGCTAGAGAGAATGCTATACAGGCCAATTTGGATACTGCAATAGCAAATCATAAAGACGAAGTAAACGGTTTATCTAAGGATATATCCGATGAAGCCAATACTCGTTTAGCTGGAGATACTGCTCTTCAGGTGAACATTGATAAAGAAGTTGCCGACCGTAAGAATGCAGATACCCTATTAGAAAATAAGATTGCTCAGGAAGTATCAGACCGTACAACGGCTATCCAGGCAATTGAATCTAAGAAGGTAGATAAGGTAGATGGTAAAGTACTTTCTTCAAATGACTTTACCGATATCCTTCTGATGAAATTAAATGGTATAGCTGAGCATGCTAACTATATCACAAAAGTTTCAGAACTTCTGAATGATTCAGGATTCCAAACAGAAGCCGAAGTAGAAGCTGCAATCCAGAAAATTATTGGTTCTGCTCCCGGTGTATTAGATACACTTGAAGAGATTGCTAAAGCTCTCGGTGATGACCCCAACTTCGCAACAACCATAACTCAGAAGTTAAATGAGTTAACTACGAAGATTGAGACAGAAACCGAAAAACGAGTTGAAGGTGATGAAGCTTTGGATACCAAGCTTACCACTCTGAGTACTACCTTAACCAAGACAGTAGAGGATTTAAGAACTTATGTTACTGAAACTCGTACTGAACTACTGGCAAGGGCAAATAACCAAGATGCTCTTATCAACCAGAACTCTGCCAATATTCAGAGAAACCTGGAATTAATCCAGGGTATTCAGAATAGTATCTCTGGCTCTTATTTGGAAGTTAAGGCTTTACTTGAAACCGAAATTGCTGCTCGTAAAGCAGAAGATATTCGATTGGAAGCCAAGATTGATAAGAACTCTACTGATTTGGCAACTGAAGCAGAGGAAAGAAAGGCTGCTGATAAGGCTCTTCAAGATGCTTTGGATGCTGAAGAAGCTGCAAGAATTGCTGCTGATGTTGCTTTAGGAGTTCGTATTGACACCGAGATTGCTGAAAGAAAGGCTGCTGATAAAACCTTACAAGATAATATCACTGCTGAAGAAACTGCCCGTACAGAAGCTGATACTGCATTGGGTGCAAGGATAGATAAAGAAATCCAAGACCGTACCAATGCCGACAATGCTTTGGGAGTTCGTATTGATGATGAGGAAGATGCAAGAGAAGCTGCTGATACTCAGTTACAAACGAATATCACTGCCGAGGAGACTGCTCGTAAAGCTGCAGATAAAACCCTACAAGATAATATCGATGCAACCAATGCACATACCATTAATACTCATCGTTTGGATTCAAACCCAGTACTTAATGGTACCGATATTAAATTAGATGGTTATTCTGAAAATGAAGGTACTACCATTACAGACTTGGCAATCAATGCTACAGATACTACCTCTCAGGCTTTCGGTAAAGTTCAAAAACGTATCAATGTAGATAAGTCAGAAACTGATACTAAGATTAACAAAGTAAAAACGGCTGTTGGTCTTACAGACAGTTTGGGATTACCTGGACTTGATGATACTAATTACCTGGCTGGTTCAGAGAACCTTGTATCGGCAGTTAAAGCGTTGGATAATCAGATTAAGTCTTCTTCGGATGATGATGGTGCTGAGTTAGCTCGTATTGAAGCTAAAGTAGATAAAGAAGTTCAGGATAGAACTGCTGCTGATACGGCATTAAAGAATGAACTTAATGGTAATATCAATACTGCTAAAACTGAGCTTCAAGGTAATATCGATGCAGAAGAAGCTGCTCGTATTGCAGCAGATGAGGCATTGGATACCAAGCTTACTACGGCAATCAATAAAGAAGTATCAGACCGTAAAGCTGCAGACACGGCTCTGAAAGAAGAACTCACAGCAGCAATCAATAAAGAGGTATCGGACCGTACAACAGCCGATAATACCTTAAATACCAAGATTGATAAAGAGATATCAGATAGAACTTCAGCTGATACTGCTTTGAAAACTGAACTCACTAAGGATATTGATGAGGTATTGGCTGCTCTGGATGCTTTCAAGGCAACTAAGGCTCAGGCTAATGGTTTGGCATCTCTGGATGAAAATGGTAAAGTACCTGCAGGTCAATTACCTTCTTATGTAGATGATGTAATCGATGTATATGCTACATATGATGTATCAGATACTAATGAGGTAACTAACATCAAATTGTATACTGATGCTGACCATACTACTGCAGTAGTTGGTGAAGCTGGCAAATCTTATAATGATATTACCCCAGACCATCCAGGATATCAATTCCGTTGGTCAGGTACTACTTGGGTACAGATTGTTTCTGGAGGTTTAATCATCGGTGAAATCACCGGTACTGCATTTGATGGTGCTAAAGGTAAAGCTCTTGAAGCTGTAGCTAATGGCTTGCCTATAAATTCTGTATCATCCCTGGTTAGATTCGAGGCTAATGGTAATAATGTAAACTTACTTTACGATTCAGCTTCTAAAGGTAATGGTAATATTTATAAGGCTAATCCATCTTCTTCTATTAGCATACCAGCAGTTACTACTACTAAGGCAGGTGTTATGACTGCAGCCGATAAGGTTAAGCTTGATACTACCTTGCCTAAACAAATCTCAGATGAGGTTGCTGCAAGAACTGCTGCCGATGAGGCAATCAGAGGAGAATTGGCTGATGATATTGCTCAAGAGGTATTGGATAGAGATGCTGCCATAAAGGTTGCTAAGGATGCACTCCAGGCAAGTATCAATAAGGAAGTTACAGACCGTACCAATGCAGATGCTACTCTGAAGACTACCCTGGAAAAAGCCATTGCAGATGCTAAGACAGAACTGGAAACAGCAGATGCTACTCTTCAAAGTAATATCACCAAAGAAGTCAATGACCGTAAGGGAGAGATTACTAGAGTAGAGAAATTAATCACTGATGAAGCTGCAACTAGAGCTCAGGCAGATATTGATGTAAATGAGAAGGTAGATTTACATATTGGTAACAAATCTAATCCTCATGGAGTAACCAAAGCTCAAGTAGGATTAGCCAATGTTAATAATACATCGGATGCAGATAAACCTGTATCTACTGCTCAGGCTACTGCTATTGCAGATGCTAAGGCTGCAGGTACCAATGCTCAAACCAATCTTACTACTCACATGCAGAACATGAGTAATCCTCATGGAGTAACAAGAGACCAGTTGGGATTGGGTACTACTGCTGAGATTATCTTTAAGAAGGTATCTGCTCCTTCTGGTTTATGGAAAGAATCTGACGAAAGACTTAAGACTTTCATTAAACCTTTGGAACACACTCTCGATGAAATCTGCTCTATACCTACGGATTCATTTATGATTCGTGGTAATCACGATATAGGTACAATTGCTCAGACAATCGAAAAATATTTCCCAGAATTAGTTTCTGAGAATACGGTTAAACCTGAAACAGTTCCTAATCCAGAAGCCTTCGAAAAGGTAGAAAAGGATGGAGAAACCTATATCCTGGTTAAAGAGGTAGATTATTCTAAGATGTCAGTATTGGCAATCGAAGGTATTAAACTTCTGAAAGCCGAGATTGATGAATTAAGAGAAAAACTTTTGTTCACAAACTTAGATTAATATGGGTGAGATAGCAACATGGAGTGCTGTCAAAACTAAAGTAGGCCTTGGTAAGGATTCAAACGAATGCCCTACCAAGGCTGAATTGTTGGCACTCTCTCCTACAGGAACAGGAGAAAATTACGTTGGCTTGGAAATATCCAATGCCAGTTCCTATGGAAATAATGAAACTGTACAGCTAAGCGATATTCATAAGGTAACCTATAAATATACTTTTAGTCAAGCTATATCTACTTTATCTTTTACAGCTTTAGGCGGTCAATCTACAAATGGTGGTAGTATATTTAATGTAATATCAACTAAAAGGAAATACTTAGATGGGATAGCTACAGGTTCTGATATAGAAGTAGCCTATTCAAGTGAGGATTTACCAGATTGGATTATATTTCAGGATAATGTGTTTAAAGCTTTAGAAAATACAGCCCTTAGTAGTAGAAACTATACTAGACTAAGTACTCAATCAGAATCTGGTAAAACTCTTTCCGGAAGTTTTACTCAAGCTGCAGCAACTTCTACTTGGGCTTATACTTTTACTTTGACTAAGGCTAGCAGTAATTCTATTGGGGCTTTGGGAGGTAAAGTAACTTTTGAGATAGATTCTTACAAGCAAGAGATAAGGAATGGCCATAATTATGGTAGTCAAATTCCAGTTAGTTATAAACGAACAGATGACCCAGATTCTTCTGAGATTTTGGAGATGACCATCCCAGAAAATAAAACTGAATCTTCAAGAGGTTTTAATTATATCTGGACACAGGACGAATCTAATAAAAAACAGAACTATACTGTAACTCAAGCTGCTGGTGTAAAAACTTATGGTACACCAACAGTATATCTGGGAAACATTGCAGATATCCCTGCATCAGGAGGAACTGCAGCTACACCTACTTATACCTATTCTCAACTTTGGGGATGGAATGGTAAAACCAATGATGGTGGTACTATAAGTTCTGGAGCTTCAGTAGTATGGTCTGAAAATATCTCTGGTTCTAATCTTGGTACAACTGCAAAGGCAAGAACTAAGTTGGGAAGCCGTACATTAACCGTTACTCTTAATGGTAAATCTGGTAGTGCCTCAATCGATATATATCAGGCAGAGAATAAGATTATCAATACTAGTCAAGGTACATGGGTAGTTTCCATTTCTGCAAACCCAAGTACCTTTACCGAACAAGGTGGTACATCACAAATCTCTGCAAGTGCAAGGGCACCAAGAACTAACACTTGGTCTTCAGGTGCAACTAATGCAGCATCAGATGCTACTGGTACTCCTACGTTAAGTATACCTACTGCAGTAACCGGATTCAGTTTATCCGGTACTACTTTGACCGTTGCAGAAAACACAACTGCAAATCAAAGAAGTGTAGTAGTAAGGGCAACTATGGATACCGTCTATAAAGAAGTTACGGTAACTCAAAGTGCATACTTAGTAGAATGGCGGTATACATTCACCGCTTCACCAACTACTTTAAGCTTTGATGCTTTGGGTACTGCTAAGTCTATTACTATTACTAGTTATCGTGAAAAGTATATTAATGGTTCTTTGGTAGAGGGTTCTAGAGAAAATGTAAGTTATATACATGCAGCAAGTACTGAACATATTGGAACTGTACTAGGAACAAGTATTAGTATGCAAGAGAACCAAACTACTTCTACAAGGAGTGGCCAAGTATCATACGAACAGAATGGTTCTAATAAAGTGATTCGTATCACTTGTAATCAGGCTGCAGGTACAATATCTACTCGAGATGTATTAGAGGTAGTAGATAATTTTGGTGATTCACCTGCTGTAGGAGGAAGTATTTTTGGTTTGGTTAAGTCGGGATATTATGATGTAATTAATGGTAAGGATTCTACTTGGCATAATGTTACACCAACTCTAAAATCCAAATCTTCATACATTACCAATGTAGAAATTATCAAAGCTTCTGGAGATGGTTATAATATAGGAATTATTCTGTCTGAAAATACTTCTGAATCTTCTCGTAGAGCAAGTCTTACTTTAACCTATGGTAGCAAGGAATTAGATATGGCAACTACTCAAGCAGGTGCTAGTGTTGCTTGGTCTTATGAACTAAAGGTAAATAACGGTACTCAAGATTTAAATCAACAAGTGCCTGCTAAGCCTAGTGGTACTTACTCTTTTACCATAAGTAGTAAAAGGTATAAGATTGTTAACGGTTCTGTTACAAGTCAAAGTGAAGATACTACTTGGACTACGTCTATACCGGGTTCTCCAAGTTGGATTCATGTAGAAGAGAATGGTAATACCCTTATCGTAAGTGTAGATGAGAATACAACAACTAGTAAAAGAAGTGCAGATATTACCATATTCCAAACGGGTAGTGGAGATACATCGATAACCTTGACCGTTGAACAACAGGCAGCTACGGTAACTACAAGGTATTTCATTGATTATGTAGAACCAATACCTTCTGGAGATTTTTCTGCATTGGGACAAGCTGTTACTGTTACACTTCAATCCTACAGAGAAACTTTAACGAATGGTACTGTAACCAATAAAGTTGCAGTTCCACCAGATTTTGATTTAGATGCTACTGTTACAGATTGGGCTTCAGTATCTCCTATTGGAGGTAATCCTATCAATTACGAATATGATTTTGAGGTTTCTGTAAAAGAAAATACTACTAATCAAACTCGGTCTGGTAGTGTAATGTTTTATAATGGTGCTGCCGAAGTAGAGAATGCTTGGGCATTTACTCAAGATGCTGCAACAATCTCTACAAGGTATGAAATATCTTGGACTGCAAACTATAGTAATGGTACAGTAGAAGAGAATGTAACTGAAGTTGAATTAGAGGGTACTACTGGTATGGAAAATTCTGTAAGAATGGATTTACACATACTAGAATATACTTCTATCAATGGAGTAGAAGGTACTCCTACTTCTTGGGATTCTAGAACCATAGCTGAAAATAACTCGGCAATAGCTTCACCAAGTGCTCAGATATCTGCTACTCTACAATCGGATTCTGAAAATGCCTTTATAGGTATTAGTAATTCTGTACATAACTTATCAGAATATCCACGTACTCATACCATAACTTTATATAATCCTAAAGTTGTAATTAACGGTAAAGAGGTAGGAACAGTACCTACCATTACCTTATTGGTAAATCCATTACCCTATTGGAAGATTTTTATATTCGGTTGGAAAGGGGCTGGTAATACTAATACTAATATAATTCTGAATGGTGATATTATGAACAGTGATTCTGTTGCTAGTAGAGATATTATTTCTTATGCAAGTTTACAAAGGAATAATGTAGAATTTGCTAAGAAATATATCAAACCTACTTTAATACCACCTTCAGAAGATTGGTTACAAGTAATTGATAATGGTCAGAATTCCGATAATTCCTATAACTATGCCATTAGAGCATTAACCGATAACGAGGGAGAATCGGCTAGAAGTCAATCTGTAAGATTTGAACAACCTGGCAATGGTAATCAAGCCTTATATGCCTATGTTAGCCAAGACCCTAGAGATGAAGGATACCTGGGAGGGAGAGTAAATAATAACGGGCCTAGAACAATTAGATTAAATACCATAAAAGATGAAAATTTGGTTGGTAATATTGAGATACGGTCAGGTAATTATTATGGGCTCGGTACATTAGCTCAAGATGCTATCACAATTGAAACCAATATATCAGTGGGTGGTACAGATAGTAGTACTTATACTCAACAAGTAGAATTAAGTAACTTAAAGTTTAGTGAAAGCGGTAGGCCTGTAACCATTAGTAATGACCCAAATCAAACTACTGATTACGAATATTACTGGGACTTATATCCTTCTGATGGTGTTCCTGCTGGTTTTACAGTAAATATCAGTATGTTATCAAGTGATGGAGATAATGATAATGGTATTCGTTTAGATATAATAAAAAAGAATACTACTGTTTTTCCCATAGGAACCATAATTGGTATTTTAACTTTAACTCCTAAAGATCCGACTAAGTTACCAATCATTATTTGTGGTGTATATCATGGATATTTTAATAGATATTTTACTTGATATAAATAAAACAATACTGCGGTATTTATATACGTATAGGCCTGATTAAAGAAGTAAAATCTGAATTGGCTCTTCAGTTGGAACGTTGCTGCTGCGACATCAAGAATGGCCAACAGGAAATCAAGTGCCTCATCGAAAACACCGCTAAAGACCAGGAAATTGCTCGTCTTAACCGAGCAGTAGATGCTCAGAGAGACCAGAACATTATCCAGTCTGTAGTTGCCGCTCTTAAAACAACAACCACAACTCCGGCTTAATCAGGGCTGGAAATTTAAAAGAAAGGAGTGCATCTTACGGGGTGTACTCCTTTCTTCGTTTTAACACCTAAAAACTTAGAGAGATGGAAAAAGAAAAACTAACCGAATATCAGATACAGATAGCTTTACCTGCTCCCAACGAAGAGATTGCTAAAGAAGTAGCAAACAAAGCCCAAGCCCTTGTAGACCAGTTCGGATACTATCAATTCTTAAACTTGGTAGACTTCATGCAGAAGAATCCAGGTGCAGTATCATTCGGTTTAAATTTAATAAATAGGAGGTAATTATGGAAGAATTGATTTTTTCGAAACTACAAAAAGGTGATACATTGTATACCTTAGAAAGAGACAGACGTTCTATGTATCCAATCTTTGACAAAGCTACAGTAATCAGAGTTGGTGAAATTAAACCTATGTCTTCAGGCAATGATGGCAACTTTGTTTCAAGTATAGAAGTGGTAATCCAGGATTCAGTATCCTCACTTACAATCTTCTTACCTGTTCAAACTACGGAAGGTATTCATAATGGTATATACTATACTACCGACCTTAAGAACATTGTTAATGAGGTAAATGTTCAAAGAACCAATGCCTTGAATGTTCTTAATAACCGGGATAAGTATGAAACTATCGTAACTGAATGCGATAATATCTTTAAGACAATTGAAGGTATGATTGCCCCCCAAGCTCCAGCTCAGGCTTACAAACCAGAAGAACTTGAAACATTTAAGATGGAGATAGACACTCGGCTATTAACCCAAGAGAATCTTCTCTTGCAAATTGCCCAAGAGTTGGGATTAAACAACAAAGAAAAGAAAGATGGCAAAAAAGGTTAACATAAATATATCACTCCCGATAGGAAGTGTTCAGATTTATGTAGACCCAAGGAAACAAATGCAAGCAGAAAAGTTGATTACTAGAACTCCCCAAATTATGCAAAGAGCTTATGATTTGGGTTCAAGGAAGTTCGGTAATCAACTTCTTCGTATTGTTAAGAGGAGCTTAAATACAGGAGTTCCTCCTCCAGGTTCCGGAGTATCTTGGCCACCACATTCAGTAGCTACACTTAAGAAGTATGGTGCTCATACCCTATTAAACCTTACTGGTCAATATGCAAGGTCAGTTACTATAGTGAACCGAAAAGACAGAACCTTTGTTGGTCTACCTCCTGGATTGAAAAAGACAACCTACTTTGGAAAGACTTCTCGTAAAACCCTTAATCAAATTGCTATCATATTAGAATACGGTAGTAGAGATGGTAACTTACCTGCTCGTGAATTATGGAGACCTGCTTATAAAGCTGCAGGTGGAGCTGATGCTTTACAGAAGTCTATACGTAATGAAGTAAGAAAAGAACTCAGAAAATATACAAAATAATGGCAGATTTTGAAGCAGATAAAACATCTGGTACTGGTCCTGCACTCGTAATGGTACATCCGTTAAAAGTGAATGATACAGAAGCAGATAAAAAAGCCATCCTTACCATTACAGTTAATGGAGTACCTAAGACTGTAAATCTTATTCAAAAGAAAGGCAGCCTTAACTACGAATACAAATTAGAAGTAGATAAGGAAGCCATAAACATATTGGGTAAGGGTGGCTCTGATACTTTGGCAATCACTTCTCAACGTAGGGAAATGATTAATGGTACACCCCAAGGAGATTGGGAAAATGTAGAAGTTACAGCAGAATTCCTAGAGGAACCTCCATTTACTGCTGGACTAAGATTTACTGATAATGAAGAAAAGACTCTAGAGGTATCCATTACTTCTAAGAATCATACGGAACAGCTTCTCAGTGGAACTTTAACTATCAAGCAAGTTGGTGGTCTAACTAAAACAGTAATTGTAACTCAGGCAGCTGGAGAAGTATCATATAGATACTGGGTAGAACCTGCTACAGTTAATTTAGGTATACCAAAAGACCAAATCTTAAATGCTTACGAAACTTCAGCAGGATTTAGTATTACTGGGTATAGAAGTAAACTCATAGAAGGAAAACAAGTATCACAAGAGGTAATGGCTTTTAAAATACCTACTATATCTCAAACTCAACAAGCTGCAGATACTAACTCCGGTACTAAACTATACTATTGGATTACCGACTACGGTAATATAGCTAATTCAGCACAGGCTACTTTCTCAGCAACTGCCCGAGGAAGAAAAGATGCAGGAGCTATGTTTGGTAGTACTTCAGGAGGTTGGGAATGTATATTTACTGATGGTGGTACATACCAGTTTAATGTAATATTAATACTCAAT